AGACAAAAAAGAAAATTTACAACCAATAGTTTTATTGGAGGACAAGCATATAAGGATGGATTTATCTAATGGCAGTATCTTATAGCAACACCAGTAACTATTCAACAACCGGACTTAATCGAAGAAACTTGGACTTATATAATCCTAAAATTAGTGCTGATAGTCTAGACGAAGAAACACTCACTATTATCATACAGAATAAATTTGATAGACGTCCTGATTTGCTAGCGTTTAACTTGTATGGCAGTGCAAGACTATGGTGGGTATTCACACACTATAATAGAGACATAATAAAAGATCCAATATTTGATTTTAAGGCAGGTACAAAGATAGTGGTTCCAAAGACCTATCGAGTAACAGGATCTAGCTAATGGCTAAACAAAATATCTATCAAGACAATGTTCTTAACCAGTATGACAACTACACTTATAACTGGGCAATTCACATGGTTCATCCTGCGAATGCTCGCAAGTTTGAGAAAAACATAACTGAAAATAATGTTAAAACTATCGCTCATAGTGGTGTAGAGTCGGAAATTAACATTGAAGGTGTTGAACAGATAATGAATCTTGCGTTTAAGCAAAATCAAGATAGAAGTAGTTTTGCAAACATGTTTGGCATACAGTTATCTGAACCAGGTGGCGCAACATTGTTTACTAGGATTATTAAGGCAGCAAGAGATTTAGAAATCGAAAATCATTTAATGGCATGTTATCTACTAGAACTAAAGTTTTTAGGATATGACGAAAACGGTCAACCATTAGTATGTGATGTTGGTCCATTTTACTACATGACGCATATGATAAATTTAAGTTTTAGCTATGCTGACGGATCAACAACATATACGGCTGATATGCTCGAAACACATCAACGAGCATACGAAACACAAACACTACATATTAAACAAGAAATACCTAATCTAACAGCCAGCACGTTTGGAGAATTTTTAACTGCTTTAGAAAAAGAAGTAAACGAACAAGAACAAAGATCTACTTTTGCAAGTCCTAGTAAAGATATATTTGACGACTATAAACTAGGATGTAAAGAAACAGCTTGGTTAGATCTTCCGTTCGGAGCAACTGGTGCCGGAGGCGATACTTCTTTAAGTAGTGTTAGTGTTAAAGGAGATGGCACACTTACATTTAACATTAAACCAGGTACTAGTGTTAGTGATGCGATGGTTGTAGCACTATTACAAACTGATTATTTTAGAAAACTTCCCACAGCTGAAGGTGGTTTTCATAAAGATCATCCAGATGATGCAGAAGCAAAGCCAAAAACTTTTAAGGATCTTAGTCAATGGTTTATATTTGATAATGAAGTACTGTTTGGGTTATATGATAAAACAGCAAAACGATATTCCAAAACGATACACTATGATCTTCATAAATTTGTAGTTCCTGAACTAAATCATGATGCTATTAGTTACCAATCAATGCTATCAGATGCGAGTGTGCAGAAAGAAAGACTTAAAAAAATTCTTGACAACGGATTATTAAGAAAGCGGTTTGATTATACATATACTGGATTGAATACAGAAGTACTAGGATTAGACGTAACATTAAACAATACATACTATCAGTTACAAGCAATAAACAGCGGTCGATTAAGTGCAAGAGCAAAAGCTATCGGCGGCGCAAGCGGATCAAACGACGAAATCAATGTTACACAAACTGAATATGAAACTATAAAGAAAAAAATTGATGCTAATAAAGTTAAAATTGAGAAACTTAAACAGCGAGCAGTAGAAATTAGAGAAAATCGATCAGGACAAAGTCCTGGTCGTGCTACTGCAGAATTCGGCAGCACTGAAGGAGCAGAAATAGCCGCTCGAGAAGCTGAACAAAATGCTCAAGCACTTGAAGAAGAAAATAAGCGTAACCAAGAAGAATTAAGTGAAGCATTTAAAAAATCTCTAAAAGTAGTTCAAGACTTAAAAGATAAAGAAACTTTAAGGAAAATACAACCTGTTAAGAAAAGATACATAACACAAAGTGAACTAGTAGGACAAAATATACAAAATGAAAAAGATCAAGAGTTGCCTGTCAGTTATCTTCCATTACCGATCAGCAGTAAAGCTAACGCAGGTCCTGATGTTGGCGATACTGCCGGAGCAGTACTTTTAGGTGCCGTTGAACTAAACTTAAACACGATGGCCGATCTAGTACAACAACAAATACAGATTAGAGGAGATCCGTATTGGTTAGGTAAACCTAAATCAGCTCATACTGTACTGAACGAAGTTAATGATGTAACTGGTAAATCAGGTGCTAACTATACAATGGGCGGTTGTATGTATTTCTTAAATATGAACTTTCCAACTTATCCAAGTCACGAAACTGGATTAATGAACATTCCGGAAGCTAACTTTGGAATAATTGGACTGTATCGTGTTTATAGAGTTGTAGCTAATTATAGAGACGGTCGATTTGATATGACTATAGAAGCATTTAGAGATACTAATTCTAATATTGGACTACTTTGGGAAGAAATTTCAACTGGTCGAATTGATACAAACCCAGTTAGACAAGAAGAGCCTTACAAAGAACAAAGAGATAGACCAGGTGATAGAGGATTTATTCCAGGTGCTCCGGAGCCAGGAGATGACCTAGGAACAGTAACAGATGGAACTGGAAATGGGACTGTGACAGAAGCTCAACCAACCGTAGCTGGTGTTAGAAAACAACTTATTGCAAGTGACTTAAAGCAAATACTAACAACAGCTGGACAAGAAAGTGGACTTAATGTTAAAGTTACAAGTGGCGGACAGCCAGCTAAAGGCACAAGTACTAATAGAGTAGGAACTACCAGACACGATAACGGTCATGCAGCTGATATCGAACTAAGCGGAGCAGATGGCAGAGTACTAAGTTTAGATAATCCAGCTGATGTTCCACTAATACAAAATTTTATTATAGAAGCAAAGAAAGCAGGAGCAACTGGTATTGGTGCTGGAAATGGATACATGGGAAATAATAAGATACATGTTGATAATGCAGCACAATACGGACAAGCTGACGGCGGATCTAGTTATTGGGGAGGACTTCCGGATGATCAAGGACGCATCAGACGAGATAATGCACCACAGTGGCTTAAAACAATTATGACAGGATAACAATATGAGATACATGGGTAAAAATAAGACAAGCGGCGGCGTACCTAAAATGTACGATAAATCAACTAACGTAGGTGGCATACACAAACAAACAGGATTATTTCTTGCTAAAGTAATGGATATTGTTGATGATAGATATGAAGGATTTCTTTATGTTGAGATTATAGGACATGAATATTTAGGTGATTATAGTACTAGCGCCGAAGACCGAAAACGATATGTTCGTGTTAGAAGAGCAAGCCCGTACGGAGGACATTACCAATCCTCCGGTCATACTAGATCATACGGTATGAGCAGTCATCCGCCTGCTCCAGGTACAGAAGTATTAATAGCATTTGTACACAATAGTGATGTAGGTATATTAATTGGAGTTCTTCCTGATACTACTCGTAATTCATCTATTCCGTCAAATCCAGCTGGATTTGTAGAAGGCGAAGATGATGTACCTGCACATTGTTTTGACCCAAGTCCTCTCAAAGATCCAGGCAAAAATGAAAGACCTGAAAATCCTGAGCAACGTTATGTTAACGAACAAGGTATACCATTAGATACAATTAGAGGTTTGAGTAGTAGCAGTCAACGAAGAGAAAGTCCAACTAATGTTTTTGGATTTAATACACCAGGCGGGCATCAATTTATTATGGATGACGGCACACGAGCAAATACTGACGAGTGCCTAACTCCTGATAAAAATAGAAAACAAGGACTGAGTAACTTAACAAGAATGAGAAGTGGAAAAGGCGCACAACTTTTGATGCATGATGGAGCAGAGATAGTTTATCTTTCAAATCATAGAGGTAGTTGTTGGATACAACTTAACGGTAACGGAAACTTAGATATCTATACAGACAATGATATTAGTATGCATACCAAAACAAATTTTAACTTGCATGTTGAAGGAGATTTTAACTTAGATGCAGATACGATTAATATGAAAGCTAGAGGTGATGGTGGTACAACTATAGAAAACCTTAAAGGTGAATTTAATTTACATGCAAACAAAGATATTAAATTAACTACAGATCTCAACGGACATATCAAATGTAAAGGTAATATGAGAACTACAGCCAAGATGATTGATATGAATGGTCCTGAAGCTACAGAGTCAACAAAAATTGAAGATAACAATATAACTACTAACCGAGACATTAAACAAAGTATTGCTGATCGAGTTCCAGAACACGAACCTTGGGGCGGGCATACCGAAGAGCAAGAAATTTTACCTTGCGTTGCTAGTCCAAACATTGATCTATTAGCTATAGATATTGATATCAGTCAGATTAGAAATACTTCAACCCAACCGCCTAGGACTGTATCAGAGTCTGATGGTTTCTCAACAACGTTAGAAGGAGACGAAGCTATTGCCAATTATTTTGAGCCAAAAATTATTAAAAACCCAAGGGCATTTACCCAAGATGATATAGATCGAGTTGAATCGTTACGTGGCTTTAATGAATCAATTGGTGGAGGAGCTGCTCAAGTTGAGCTTACCGACGGAGAAAGAGCATATGCAGTTTCAAAAGGATACACAGGGTCGTCAGCAAAACAAACATTTAGAAGAGGTGGTCCTAGATGACAACTACTGTAGATAGAAAATTTCAAACAGTATGGACCGATTATATTGTAAAAGATACAACAGCTTATACAACCGAAATTGATGTAACTAAATTAACAGCAAGTGATAATGCTATATCTTTAGCACTACATTTCTTCAGCGGGTATAGTGGTTTTGACCAAACTGCATACGGAGAAGGTAATTTTAGTCAAGGGTTAACTGAACAACAATCATACGACAGATGGCTTACAGCTTTTAATAAACAACAAACTATTGTGAAGAAACAAATTACACAAAATAGTATTGAATCTCCGGCAGTTATACCTGCATTACCACAATCTGTTTACGATGGACTAGTATTGCATCATTGGGCAACAGGAAGAGTTTTTACTATTGAAGCAAATGAAGCTACCTATGAAATGTTATCAGTTTTAAAAGCTAAAGATTATGATACTATTGCAAGCATGATGATGCGTAGCTCTAAAAATCGAACTCTTTGTGTTAAAGCTGCTACAGTTTTAAGATTAGCAGATTACGGATCTTTTAAATCTAGGACCTTGTCAAGGACAACTGGAATACATCAAATGCGTTCATTTAATGAAAGAGATGCCTTATCCCCTGAACAATTACGCAGAGCTAGATTTGCATATTATGCCGAAACAGGTAGTTTTTTACCTTTTAGTCCAGAAAGCATACAGCGTGATGTTGTTAAAGAATACAACAAGACGCTATTAACTAAGAACTTTACATATAGTGGCACTAGTACGTTTACATTAGAACAAACTGCCAGTATGAGTCCGGTAGAAAAGCTATCAGTTACTATAAATGGAGAGATTCAACAGCATTTTTATGACTTTACTATAGTAGATGATCAACTTACAATTAGTAAAACTATGAATACTGGCGATATCATTGCAACTACCATTAAAATATAAACTCAGCAGTTAATTCTACCATAAATACTTGTATGGTAACGTATATAGGATATAGCACAGTAGGCACAACATACGGTAGTAAAACACTAACTGATGTTGATATTGCTCGAAGAGATTTATTAAATCATTTTTACACTCGCAGAGGAGAACGTGTACAAAATCCTACATTTGGAAGTATACTTCCGGATCTAGTATTTGAACCTCTTGATGCACAGACAGAGCAATTAGCAATCGACGACGTCGAAACAATAGTAAACAATGATCCACGATGGAAACCATTGGAAACACTACTAACAAAACCTGATGAGCATTCATTGAACATTAAGGTAAGGCTTGAGTATATCGATACAGGAACAGCAGAAGAATTGTTTCTAAATTTTATAGGTGAAGAATAATGGCACAAGGCGCAAGACAGAGTAGTTTATTTGCCGCAGAGGACTTTAGCGTAGCATACGAAAGTTTCAGCGAAGCAAACTTTCAAGCATATGATTTTGAAACCATAAGAAACGCTATGGTTGATTATATAAGCACAAACTATCCAGAAAACTTTAATGACTACATTAATAGCAGTGAATTTATAGCACTACTAGAACTTTTAGCATTTTTGGGACATAACTTAGCATTTAGAGCAGACTTAGCTAGCAGAGAAAATTATCTTAGCACAGCAGAACGTAGAGATAGCGCCTTGCGTATTGCTGAATTTTTAGGATACAAGCCAACTAGAAATGTTGTTGCAAACGGATATTTAAAAATTGACAGTGTAAAAACTGACGAAGCTGTGTTTGACACAAATGGCAATAGTCTAGCTAATAGTACTGTACAGTTTGAAGACTTAACTGATACCAACAGCTATCAAAACTTTCTATCCATTATGAACGCAATATTTCAAGCAAGTAGTCAATTTGGTTCACCTTATAGTAGTTTTAGTACTACTGGAGTTACCAACGAAATTTATAGAACAAATAGCACATCTAATACAGCTGAAAGAAACTTTTCAAACAAAGTTAATGGAGCACAAGCTAATTTTAGTTTTTATAGTCCAGAGTATAACAACACCACACAGACAGTAAACGAAAAAACACCTAACCCTTATGCAGTAGTTGACTTTTTGTACAAAAACGATAGTAGTGGTAATAGCAGTCCTAACACAGGTTTCTTTGTAGGATTTAAACAAGGACAACTAGAACACAAAGACTTTCAAATTACAGAAGGTCTACCAAATTTGGTATTAGATATTAATGCTGATAACGTAGCAAATGGAAATGTTTGGGTACAAACAATAGACGAAGTAGGTCAAATTCAAAAGAATTGGACACAAGTAGACAGACTATTTGGAAACGGAACATTGTTTAATGCAAAGAACAATGCTATTAGAGATATTTTTAGTGTTGCAAGTAGACAAGATGATCAAATTAGTGTTGTGTTTGCTGACGGCAATTTTGGAAATACTCCACGTGGGATTATTAGAGTATGGTATAGAACTGGACTTAATCAAACATACAGCTTAACTCCAGACAGTTTTAACACTACTAGTTTTACACTTAGATATATTGGATCAAACGGAAACACATACAGTGCAATGTTTAATGCAAGTTTAAAAACAAATGTTACAAATGCAAGTACAAGAGAAAGTGTAGCAAGTATTAAAGCTAACGCTCCTCGATTCTTTGCAACACAGGATAGAATGGTAACAGCAGAAGATTACAGCATTTTTCCTGTAACAGTAAGTGAAAACATTCGTAAAATTAAAAGTATTAATAGAGTACATAGTGGACACAGTAGATTCCGTGACATATATGATCCAACAGCAACTTATGCAGATGCAATACAATATACAGATGACGCTTACTTGTACGAAAATAATATAACAACTAGAAGTGTAATTAATTTACCTACTAACTTGTCAGGCGCAAGTATATTCAACAAACATATCAAACATCTCCTTGCTAATCCTGAAGTAAGTAATTTCTACTATAACAGACAAGGTTATAGTACTACAACACATGATGCACAAACAGATTTTTCAGATAGTACAAGTGGAATAACATACTTGGGTACATCTGATGCTAATACATTTCGTTGGACACAAGTAACAAAAGGCGCAAACGGATGTAGTGGTTACTTTACATTAAATTCAAATGTACAACGAGTAGGATTAACAGCTACAAACAGTTTGAAAAAAGCAGATCTCAATGGACTAGTGGAATTTATTAGTAGTCCTTATAAAGAAGGTTATATTAGTGTAGCTACTGTTACCAATGGAGGTAGCGGATATACTAGTACACCTACAGTAACAGTTATAGGAAAAGGATCCGGAGCAACAGCAACATGTACAGTAGCAAACGGTACAGTTACTAGTGTTGCAATTACCGATACCGGAAGCGGATATGATCAGAGTACAAATATATCATTTTCTAGCGGTGGTGGTACTGGAGCAAGTGCAGTAGCAACGATTGTTAACGCAGATATACAATGGGTTAAAATTGATAGAATTTATAAAGATGGACTCGGCGAAGATGATAGTACTGGTACACCATCAGGGATTGATAATACTGGAAAAGGCTCAGTAGTAATTAACGGTATTATACCAACTGGTGCAAGAGTTAAGCGTATTGTTCCTAAGATTGCAATAGATTTGACAGCTACAACTAGACAAAATGTTATTGATAAAATTGACAGTAGAAATAGTTTTGCATTAAGATATAGTGCAGAAAGTCAGCAGTGGATAATTATTGACAGTTCAAACTTGCCTGCAAATACTGCAACACTAAATGATCCTACTAACTGGAATAGACAGTTTGAAGGAGACGGATCAAGTACTGGAATAGATAACAGTTGGGTATTACGTTTTAACTATAGTGCGACCGAATGGGAAATGTTAGCAAGAAAAACACAGTTTGTATTAGGAAGTCCTAAAAAACTTAAATTTACAAACTTAAACTTTAATAGCTCGTTCAGTAGCGAAACACATAAACCTCTGAGAGATAATATTAAGATATTGAAAATTAATCCTAAGAGCAAAACAAATCCAGACCCAATGGGTATAGATTATAAGTTTAACGCATTTGGAACATTTACATATGCAGACGGATACACAGATCCTCATAATTTGAGAGTTAGTTTAGCTGACCCTGACAATGACGGATATCCTAATAACCCTGAAGCATTTAACCAGATAATAGCAAATCAAACTATAAATTTAGGCACAACCACAGTTGATGGATACGATTACAGTATAGTTGATAATACAAATGGAACTACACAGGTAAATGGAGCTTGTGATTTACATGTTCAGTATAACAGAATTGCTGACATTAATCAAGTGATTGATCCAAGTACCACAAATATCATTGACACTTATGTATTGTTAAACAGCTACAATACACAGTTTAGAACATGGGCACAATACGATGGTAGAATTGAAACTAAACCTACTCCACCAACTGTAAGTGAACTAGGAGAGTTGTTTGATAGCTTAAACGAAAAGAAAAGTATTAGTGATCAAGTTATATATCGACCTGTTAAGTATAAAATACTATTTGGAGATTTAGCAAGTGGAGAACTTCAAGCGAGATTTAATGTAACAAAAACTGTAAACAGTACACTTAGTGATACAGAAATACAACAGAGAGTTATTAATCTAATCTACTCTTATTTTAATATTGATAACTGGGACTTTGGCGAAGAGTTTTACTTTACTGAAATGGCAGCTTTCATACATAATAATATGATAGGTGAAATAAGTCAAATAACAATTAACCCAGTTAGTAGTATAGAAAATAACACTGCATTATTTGAGATAACTAGTGATAGCGATGAATTATTTTTACCTATATTAGCAAGTTCAAATATTGTTGTTACGAAAACACTAGCTGGAAATAGTACTACAATTTCACAAAACACTGGTACTAATGTAAGTGTAAGTGGCGGCACCGGAGGCGGTGGAAGCGGTGGCAGTGGAGGAGGCTATTAATGAGCGAACGTCAAGCAAAACCAATTGTAAAACCTTTATCCACTAGGCCCGGCGAATCTTTAGAGCATACAGGTTCTAGAGAAGTTACTAAGTTACTCCCAAGTATTTTACAGACTACAGTAAACAAACAGTTTTTTGATAGCACATTTGAACAACTAATGTCAAGTGGTAGTTTACAGCCTATTAGGAATATTGTTGGCAAGAAAACTGCCAATAGAGATATAACTGACGATTATCTAATAGATAACAGAAGCAATGATCCATATCAGTTTGCTCAAGGATTTGTTAATAGAAACGAAGATAAAACTGTTAGTGGAACATTAGCATATGACGATTTACTTAAATCATTGAAGTATAATGAAGTAGAAACTAACAATCATAATAGAGTTTTAAGTGAACTAGGATATACATTAGACTTACCAATTAACTATGACATGTTTGTAAATCACCAAAAGTATTTTTGGTTAGTAGATGTAATTCCTCCCTGTGAGATTAAAGGTAAACCAAATTTTAACATTGATATTGATGATGCAATAGGTGAAACAACATACACATACACAAATCTTTTTGACGGAAAAGACTTGACATTACAAGACGGAATGCGTATAGTATTCTCTCCAACAGATATTACAAGAAGAATTCAGACAGTAGTAGGCAATGCTACTTTTACAGCCGGCATGGCAAATGGTGCAGTAAGAGTAAAAGTATTTTTAGATAATGTACTACTAGCACCGTCAACTTATTCATACAACAATACAACTGGTGTTGTAACATTAAACACAGCACCAGCACTACAACAAGAAGTAGAGATACACACATACTATGCAACAAGTAATAGTGGAACAAATAATATTGATGAAATCTACATTGTAGATAATGTAGGTCAACCCGGCGGTATTAAATTTACAAAACAATTTGATGCTGGAATTGCCGCAGGACAATATGGAAAAAGACAATGGGTAAATGTTACAGTTTATAATAACCAAGAGCCTAGCGGATTTGATGCAGACGATAGCAGTTTTGATTTCAGACCTTATGACCTTAGAGAACATAGATTAACAACAAGAGATTACCTAGTAGAGCAAAGATGTAGCACAGATCAAAGTGCATGGGCAAGAAGCAACTTGTGGATACACGAAGATGCGGCTCAAGCTATGCTTACATTTAGTGGATTAGATAGTTCTACATACTTGTTAGACAAGTGTAGAGGTGTAAGACCTATCATTGAATTTAAAGAAAATATTGAAAAATATAACACTGGTATTAGACACCTAACAAATATTGACCATGCATTAGAAAGCATAGAAGATCCAGCACTAACTATTGTTGGTAAAGCAAATTATAGTGTAACAGTTAGTGGAATAACAACTGAGTGGAGTAGGGTATCAGGTGCAACTAAAAAAGACAAAGTAAAAGTTACAAATGGTATAGCACCAAATCAAGTTATTACATATTGGGAATGTATACAGAATCATGCAACACCAACAAATCCACAAGATTCAACAAACCAAGACGTTTGGCAACAAATTGTTCCTGTTGAGTTAGAAAATGATGATCTAATTATATTTTTTGAGAGTGCAAATGTTGCATACAAAAATAAAATTTTTAGAGTAGGAGGAGTACAATCTAGTATTACACTTACAGAGGTTTATAACAGTGACGGTTCTAACAGTGCTACACAATTAGTTTCAGGAGACAAGATTGTTATCCTAAACGGGTTTAACACACTAGATATTTCAAATATTGTTAATACTGATAGAGGCGAAAAAGATGATCCTTTTAGCGGTGCAGAGATATATTGGAACGGAACAGCATGGATATATGGACAGCAAAAAGAACATAGAAGTGCTGGAATACGAAACGAACTTTACGATGTTAATTTGATCAAATTGGATAATACAACAACTTATCCACTTAGTGATTATACTGGTGGATGTATATTTAATTTCACACACAGTACAACTAATATATATGATGATGCACTTGGATTTAAACCAGAATATGTAGACTACGGAAATAATCCAGGTTTAAATTTTCAAGTAGAACTACTACATACTAGATTTAATTATACTGAGCAAAGTCCAGACTTCCAAAAGAATTTAACAAGAGAAATAACTGGACACTACTACTATAAAAATTTAAACAACAACAGATATTATAATGGGTGGTCCACTATTAGAGACGGACAGCCTGTAAGAAGAGTAATCGATAAGACAGTTACAAATTCAACTGTTCCTTTAAAGTTTGATGTTGGACACAATAACTTTGATAAAGATAGATATTATAGAATATTTAAAGAAAACGACTTGCTAGCAGTGCAGAGCAATGATATTATTGATACTAGTAGAGTCAACAGATTAGATGGTAAACTTCCAAACTTGTATTTGAACACAAGCACAACTTACTTTATTCGTACACAGTTTCCACAAGCCGAACTAGAATTTGTTGATATGGATGGGACAACATTAAGTAGCGGAATCACAAGAACACCAGGGTCGGGAGATGACTTTAATCTTGTAATAGCAAGCCCAACTATTAACAGTTTTAAATATAGATTAGCAGCAAGTCCAGATAACTTTGGTGTTGTATATCTACATACAAGTACACAAGAGACAAATATTAAAGTTACTAAAAACGGTGCTAGTTTTACAAACTACACGTTGACGGGGAATATACTAGAAATTAGTAGTGGTCTTAGAAAAGAAGATCAATATCAAGTTTCAGTGTTTACTACTGCAAAATATAGTGATACTGCTGAAGGTAATTTTGAAGTAGTAGATACACATAAATTTAATCCACAAAATTCAACATTTGGAAAAGTTAGCTATGGAGATCTACTATTACATTTAAAATCTCAGATGACACAGATTCCAACTTTTACAGGTGAATGGGCCGGATTTAATAACTATAGAAATATTCCACACGACCATACATTTGGCGGCATAATTAGGCAACAACCTTATTCAACTGAACTTATTAATCAGTTGTTTACTGAGAATGACACCGATCCAATTAGTAGTTTACAGTATAGTAGTAACAGTTATAAAAACTTTATTCGATCTTTCAAAACAAAAATTACACAGTTAAATGAAAGCGTTGATATTACAGAGCCTGTTTATAAACTAGTTGACAAAACATTAGAAGCAATAAACATTGGCAGAAACAAAACAAGTGCATTTGCTAGAAGTCAAATGGCAATGTACAGAGATTATGAAGAAGCTAATTTTAGTTGGGTATTGAATCAAACGCCTACATTTGACTTACCATTTACTGTTAATGAGTATGATGATACCTTTAATCACACACAAGCATGGGTACAAATTCCAGATGCAGCAGGTGCTCACACATGGAGAGCATTGAAGTATCCAGAAGAATATACATTCAATAATTTTCAGATTATTATTACACTTAGTGGAATTACATTTCCGGGTAGTGGTCAAAATAACCTACATTTTAGATGGTACAAAAGAGATAGTGTAAGTTTTGTACCACCAAGTAGTGTAAAGCTAGGATTAACAAGACCTGTTACACCTGAACTAAGAAGTAACTATAGTAAAGATAGTACAGGTACAGCAACTGATAGTGTAATTATTGGACATGATGGTAATGTTCATGTACGCAATGGAACAGAATTATTTGATAGACAAGTAGTAGGCTTTGATCCAGTAGACGCAGGTCTTTGGGATTTAGAATTGCGGATATCTAATAACTTAGGTGTCGAGTTACCATTAGTTGTCAATTCAAAACAGTATTGGCCCAATGCAAGCAGAAATACTCCTTATACTTGGAAAAACTTTCAAGATACTATTAGAAGCGAATACAATAAATGGAAAACAGAAAACAATGTAACTAATTTTAATTCATCTACTTACTATAGCGGGTCTGACAAGTTCACTTGGAACTACAGTAGTGTTACTCCGAATATTGGAGGATGGAGAGGGCTATACCGATACTTCTTTAATACTGACAAACCTCATACTGATCCTTGGGAGATGATGGGATATAATGAAAAACCTACATGGTGGGACGCAAACTATAGTTGGACAGATGCGAGTAAACGTACAGCATTGATTACAGCATTAAAATATGGTAATATCAGTGATCCTGGACTAGCAAGTAATTTACAAGTATATGATTTAGACTATAGTTACCCTTCATATGATTGGTCAACAAATACATTAGTAACACTACTAGGAGTATTAAATGATCCAGTGACAGCAGGTGTAGTAACAACTCCTGTACTTGCAGATAGACAAAAAGATTTTGTATACGGAGATTGGGGTCCGGTAGAAGAGCAATGGCGTAGAAGTAGTGAATTTAAATTTGCATCAGCTTTAGCATTGCTACGAACAAGACCGTTAATTGGTACTAACTTATATTTTAAAACTGATAAAAGAACTATCATAAGCACTTTAGGATATAATAATCCACAAGTACGTGACTCGGATCAAAGAAAGCTAACAAGCTGGAGCAATATAGATCTCAGTGATGCTAAAATTATTGGTGCTATTATCGAAAGTGTTAGAATAAAAGATGCAGGCAGTGGTTATACTAGTGCTCCAACTGTAACAGTTTATGACAACTTTGGATCAGGAGCAGAAATTTCAATTAGTATTAAAGGTGGTAAATTAGTTGCTGCTAGAATTACAAAGCAAGGACAGGAATACTTTAATACACCTAGGCTAGTTTTGAGTGGTGGCAATGGTGTACTAGAGGCTGTCATTGAAAAAGATACTAGACGTTACTTTAGTGGATTTAGTAATAGTATTACATCATATGCTCTATTAAGTGGAACAACATCCGACGTAATACTACAAAGATTTAAAAATATGACATTCAATCCTATTATTAAAGCAGGCGGATTTGTAAACAATAATCAAAATTTTATTCTAGAAAGTAGTCAAGATAAAGGTAGAGTGTTTGTGCCAGAAGAAAACTTTAGTACACACTTATATGTTAATAAACCCGACATTGAATATTTCTTTGGTGGCATTATTGTAACTAAAACAGCCAATGGTTATACTGTTAATGGGTATGACAATAGCTTAGGTTATTTTAACTATAATGCACCGGCAACAAATAGTTCGAGTGCTAAAGTAACATTTAGTGGAACATTACAAGTAGATGTCAGAAGATACACAGACTTTGAAACTGCTATTAGTCAACTAGACTATAACACAGAACTAAAGACAATACAAGAAGTTTATGACTTTATTCAAGGATACGGACATTACTTAACTAGTTTAGGTTTTACACAGTCTTGGAAGAACGCAGGCAGTAACTTTGGTAATTGGGCAACTGGTAATAGTACAGAAATACTATATTTGATTCCAGATCCAAACAAAGTAACAGTACAAGATGATAGATTAGGATACTTTGATAATTTAAACACAAGATATGACGGTGTGTATAATATTGTTAGTAACTTAGGTAAACAAATTAGTGCTAGTGATATTGCTATTAACAGAAGCTCAATGTCATTGGACGAAGAAACTGTGTTTCAAACTAAAGAAACTACAACTAATATGTTTGGTTTGCGACTTTACAAAGTACAAATGGAGCATGTTTTTATATTTGATAATGTAACTAACTTTGATGATGTTATAGCTTCGAGTGAAATAGGACAAATACACGAAAGAATTATATGGAGAGGCAACAGAACTAAAAACTGGAATGGTAAATTGTTTACACCAGGACACATAGTTAATGGTGATAGTATATTACCAAACTTTGATAGTGTAGCTGGACAATTAGATCAATACTATGCTAAGACAAATACATTAAGCAATAAACAAATTAGTGATGTTGCTAGATTTAATAGTGGATACAATAAACCAAATTGGGCCAATACACTAGATTTAGATGATGATAGTGTATATGAATTTGTTAAAGGAACATACAAATACAAAGGTACACGTTATGCATTAGATGCATTTATGAGAAACAGAGGTTTATTCAACGGAGATGCTACAGCTGATCTCAATGAGATGTGGGCAGTTAGAATGGCTGACTTTGGAGATACTGCCAAAAGAAAATTAACTGAGTTTCAAATAACACCTCGACTATTAGTAACAGATCCTCAGCCTATTAGATTTACAAGTGGGCAAAAATATGATGTACTCAGTGATATTGTAATTGATATTGATGATACTAGTCCGCTAAATGTTTACAATCCAGATTCTGAACAATTTACAACCAGAGAAATAAAAACATATGACGATCAAAATCAAAACAGTATGTTTGCAAATGACTTTATCAATGCTGGTGCTCCGTTATTAACTGAAACAGACTATAGGGCACTTAATAAAGAAGATTTCTTACTTTTCCCTTCAGAAACAAGAATAGCATATGACTTTGACGGGGATTGGCAAGACTATGACAAATGGGATAGCAAGACTAGTTATAAACTAGGAGATAAAGTAATTCATACTGGTAGAGTATGGGAGATGTTAGATCCGGATGGTGCTAGTGGGTTGACTACAGCTAATAATCCTATTGAACTTGTTGGTACAGTTACTCTACCTATTATTCCTAGTGTAGGACAAACATTAGTAATTGACGGTACTACTATCAGTTTAACCAAAAGTGCAACAAGTACAACATTAAATGTAATCACAGTTGATGGGTCGCAAGATGTTAGAACTAATAATGAAGTAGCACATGACAGTACATTGGTATTAGGACAAACAAGTGCATCAAGCTCAACGATAACATTTAGTAACAGTGTTATAACAACAACGTTTAATGATATTGTTAAAACAGGAACTACAGTTAACCCAATGATACAAGGTAGTGCAACTGCTACACTAATTATTGATGGAACTACAGTTAACTTTAACGAATTAATTACAACAAATACTAATATCACAGCTCAACAAGCATATGAGAATACTTTTAATAGCAGCAGTTGGATACAAAACCAAAGCACAATAGCAACTACAGCAACAACTAGAATTGCAAGAATTGAGAGTTTAAGATCAGCATATATTGCGGCTAATAGTGCAGCGGCATGGGCAACATGGCTAGGAACTTACTATACAAATAATGCAGGACTAAACATTTCTCATGTAATAACGCTAGTACAATTAGGTGGCACTACAGCAACAGCCGCACAGCAATTTTTAGACCAAGACGTAATTCTTATTAACAATATGTTGGGTACAAGTTTCATAGGAACAAATGTAGCGAACGGATCAGAGATAATTAGTCCAAGTCAGATAGCAACCTGTCAAGGACGAATGAATAACGGTGTATTCACTGATGACATTGCAATATATCTACAAGCTAATGCTCCAGCTGTCTTTGCAGTAACCACAGTGGTTGCAACACAATCTGGCAGTGGATTTAAACAGTATTCAGTGATTGACATTGTAAACAGAATTAATGCCTCAGGTATTAGTAACATTACAGCTGGCAACAATCCGAGTAGTCAACTAACAATTACTAAAACAACTAGTACTCCTTCTGTTGCATTTGATTTAACAATTAGTGTTGGTACAATGAATGGCACTGTAGGATTTAATAGTGCTCAAGAAACTATACAATCACAAGGTTCAAATGTACAATCAACACCTAATTTAACTCAGCAACAGGTAGTAGATCAAATTAACAATGCTAGTATTACAGGCGTTACTGCTAGTGTGTTAGGAAATTTAATTAGATTGCAAAGTAGTTTGAGTCAATTCTTTATAGGATCAGGAACAGCAAATGCAACTATAGGTCTTAGTAGTGGTATAACACCTGCTAGTACAACTACAAGTACAACTAGTGCAAGTTTAAGTTTGCCTGACATATTAGAAAGTATTAATCTTGCTACAATAACAGGTGTGACAGCGATATCTGCTAATAATAAAGTTAAACTTGTAAGCACAAATTCAACACTGGTAGTCGGAGCTGGTACTGCGAACTCTACCTTAGGTTTAACTGCACAAACTTATAGTGCTACAACAGGCAATGTAAGTAATGTGTTTAATGCTATTGTAGGAAGTGATGGAAATCAAGTATTTCAACAAATGACCAATGATCCAAACATTTTTAGTATTTGGGTTGCAGATGATAGTGAATTCGGAAACTATAACTTAGGACATGAAATTTATCAAACAATGGACTTTGGCATGTACACACACGATGCTTGTGGCGGAATTGAAGATGCAGACGAAGCACAAATTGATGTAACTAGACAGAATGGTGAAACGCAAGCACATAATCTAGTAGTTGGTGATTACATTTTAATTAGAGGTAGTGATAGTGTACCTAGTATCGATGGCATTCATCGAGTTACTAGGGTAGATCCAAACAACATTAGAAGATTCTATATTGATCAATATATTGAAAAAACAGGACACACAGGTAACATTTATCCGTTAAGAAAAATGAGGTTTAGTACTTACGCTGCACTAGAAGCAGATAGACAAACCAAAGTAAATGGAATTTACAAGTATAATTTTTCAGGTGTTAGACAAAATAATTCATTGCATCCTATATATGCTTTTGTAGACAATGATGGAAGTGCTAGCAATCCTAGCAGTCAAGTTTACAAATGGGTAGGAACATGGAACGATACAAACGGCAATGTTGGCGAATGGCAAATAGTTAGAAGTGGCAATAAGCAAGCAAGAAATGATTTGGTTAATAATGTTAAACTATATGATGCTGTTAAGCAAACAACTATTACTAGTTTAGAAACATATGACCCGGTCAAGGGAATTATATTTGGATTTATTAAGAATGAGATTGATTATATTCTAACTAATGATGTTGCAAATTACAATTACAATTCGTTGGACGGATCAGTTGAGAACATTAATGCATGGCAAAGTAGCTATGTTGGAAAACGTTGGTGGGATTTGAGTACCGCAGTTTATTTAGACTATGAACAAGGTAGCATAGATTATATGCAAAACAACTGGGGCAAGCTATTTGACGGTGCAACTATAGATATATATGAATGGACAAGATCTCCTGTATTGCCAGAAAAATGGATTGAACTAGTAGACCAAGAAATTGTTATTGACGGAAAAGTAGCAAGCGGAGAAGCATTTACTACAGTGATTAATAGCGAAATAGTTTACAACTGGACAGAAGAATCTTATTACAATAACAGAACAAAAAGAAACGAATCAGTATATTATTTCTGGGTTAAAAACAAAACAAACTTTAGTGGTGTTAGACAGTACAATGTATTGCAACTAAGTCAATTATTAACTGACCCTAGTGGATATAATTTAAGTTGGTGCGCCACAGCAGGCACAGATACATTATTATTGTCCGGTATTAGTAATTCAGTTACAGAAAATACAGTAGTACAATTAGATGTTGATAGAAGGTTTAATGCTCTACCAATGCAAGACTGGCTTATGTTAGCAGAAGATGATCCTCAAAGTATTATCCCAGAGTACTTACATATTAAAATTAGAGACAGTTTATCTGGCTTCAATCGATTTAGTGTTACTAAAACATATAGCCTTTGGTCACCTTCTACTTCTTATGCGGCAGATGCAGTAGTGAGAGATAATGATGGAAATTTTTACATAAGTAGAGTTGCAAGTAATCAGAATAATAAACCTAGCATCGACAACGACATGTCGCATTGGCAAAGAGTGTATGATTTTTCATTCGAGAATAATACACAAATTAACGATATAACTATTTTAAGAAGTCAGCCTATACCTAACTTAAAGCTACATAAGTTTAATAGATATGGACATCAAGTAAGACCTAGACAAAGTTTGTATAGAGAGTTAGAAGAAGCTAGACAAAACTTTGTTTATACTGTAAACTCATTACTAAGTGAAGTAAATGTAATTGACGAGATTAACAACTGGGAAAATGCATTTACAACAAAGTTCACTGAAGGTGTGATAACTTATGATATAAACGATTATATTGCATTAGTTGACTGGAAATTAATTGAAAGAGATGCTGATGATAATATAACTTACCAGTTTCCTACAAACACAGTACCAGACTTAGTATACAATACAAAGCAGGACTATGTTGATGCAGGTGAACCAATAGATGGAAGCTATATATTAATTAAAAACACTTCGGGTGATGATATTATTAGAAGTGAAATGTATCACTTTATCAATGGTGCTGATAAACTTGTGTTCAAGGAAAAAGCAACAATAGAACTAAGTGAAGAAGTTTGGTTCCAACGCAAGTTTGGCCATGGGTTTGATGTAGCAAATTTTGATGTTGTTCCTTTTGATAGCGGAAGTGAAAATGTTATTAGCAAATTGTTTGACTTACTGAGAACAGAAATATTCATTAATCACCACAAAGTGAAATATAACAAGCTATGGTTTAAAATGTTGTTTACTGCACTACTACAAAACACAGCAGATGATTTCGCTTTCAAAACGACTTACACACACTTAAACGTTAAACGTCCTCTGTTACTAAACAAAAAGTTTTATCAGCCAACATCAATAGAACCAGTTGAAGACTTTTTTAATAGTGTAAAACCCTTCCATACAAAACTGTTAAGTAGTATGGATAGTAATACACATGGCGAATCAACAAATATTGAAGTTGACGAAGTAAGTAGGAATACATGTATAACTATCAAACATGGAGATCACACCTTAAGAACATGGGCAGGCGATACTGTATTAAGTGGCGGCGGATTTTCTAGTAATGTTCCGACTGATGAAGATTATTCAATGTTTAACTTCCAGCCAGCAGACTTTGAATTTGATTATGATGGTAATATTTTTGACCAGCCAGATAAAGAAGGTTGGGGAGAAGAATTAATGCCTGTGGACTACACAGAAAATATTAGTATACTAGTACAAACAAATGCTAGCGGAAGCACAGAGACAGCAGATACCAGAACATTTAGAATTAACATGTACGAACCGCAAGGATTACAAGAAAGTGTTGCTATTGTTGATACCTACAAAACTACAACAACTGCTAATATAACAGCAACCGATACAACCATACCACTAGTAGATGCTGGTTTGATGGATCGAGTAGACAGAGGCGACGGAGATATAGGATTAGTACCTGGAGTGGTTTGGATAGGAACTGAAAGAATAGAATACAATGCAGTAAGTGGAGAAAATCTTGTGTTTTGCACTAGAGGAACAAGAGGAACTTCATCTCAAGCACACACCAGCGGTGCAACTGTTACTAATGCAGGACCAAGTCAACGTATACCAACAGTACAAAAATTCTCACATTATGAGGACGGATTGCGTTTAGCGTACAATGACAGCGGAATAAGCCTAAGTGCTGCAGGAATTTCACCTGAACATGCGTTCATTAGAAATGCAGGGCAAGGATCGATATAAATACTTTAAATTGGAAAGAACAATGAGCTTGGAAAAGATAGACACATCATTAATAGGGATAGAAGGACATATTAAAATCCTTGACCCAGAATCTGGCGAAGTACTAGTACGTCGACGTAATGCAATTAATTACGAAAATATGAGCATTGCATTAGCTAGTCTGTTAGCCAATGAAAGTGGTGCAACCAGCACACATCAAGTTGCTACAATGCGATTTGGTAATGGCGGAACTACAATAGACGGTCTTGGCGCAGTAACATATAAAGCAACTAACACCAACAGTGCTAGTGGAGCATTATACAATCAAACGTTTAGTCAAACAGTTGATGAAGCAGTAACAGGTAGTGCAGATAATGGTACAGAGTTTTCTCATACTAGCCCTAATACATACAGTGATGTAGTAACAACATGCACACTTGACTATGGTAGCGTAACAGGACAAGATACCTTAGATACAGCTACTAACATGGACGGAACATATGTATTTGATGAACTTGCATTATACTCGGGCAACAACGATTTGTTAACCCATGTTATTTTTCACCCAGTACAAAAAAGTGCTAACAGAAAAATACAAGTTATATACACATTAAGAATTAGATCAAGTTTTGCAGACTTGTAAAAGGAAAAGATATGCCATACACAATAGATTATAGCAACAGCGGAAAAACAGCAATAGTTGTAAATGACGGAACGATAGATACCAGCACTAGTATTGGACTAATTGGTAAAAACTATACACGTTTTGGTGAAACGCTAAACGAAAATATGTTGCACTTGTTAGAAAATTTTGCAAACGGTACAGCTCCTAGTAATCCAACTGAAGGTCAACTTTGGTATGATTCAGCAAATAGTCAACTTAAAATATATGACAATGGTGTATGGAGTGTTATTATAAGCGGATCTGGTACAACAAAGATTGAGTTTAGAAACAGAAAAGACACAGGTGGTAACTTTCATAAAACAATAGAACATATTGTTGACGGAAGTATTGTTAGTATTACGACAGATGATACGATAGCATGGACACCTCACAATGATGAAAAACTAGAAGATGGTGTTACACTACTAAGCACACAGTTTGCAAGCATTCAAGCAGGCATACAAATGAATAGCACAACAGACTATAAGTTTAGGGGTACAGCAACCACAGCAGAATATGCTGATTTGGCAGAACGTTATGAAGCTGATGCAGAATATGCAGCTGGAACAATAGTCAGACTAGGTGGAGACAAAGAAGTCACACAAACTACAGCAGAAAATGATGTTAAAGTTTTTGGAGTTGTAAGTACTGCACCAGCATTTGAAATGAATGCAAGTGCCGGTACAGATGCTACACATCCATATATTGCACTAGCAGGTAGAGTACCTTGCAAAGTAATTGGAAAAGTAGATAAAGGTGATAGAATTGTGTCAAGTGCTACAGCCGGTACGGGTATGGTAGCAGGAGATGATTACAGTTGGAAGTTTGTCGTAGGACGAGCTTTAGAAGATAAAACTACCGATGAAGCAGGTACGATAGAAGTAGTAGTTGGAGCGAAGTAAACCATGGCGAATTCCCCAGGTGATATTGCAACCGCTGTACATTTTAATGCAGTTGGTTCAAAAGTTAATAAAGTATTTGGCGATATATACTCTACTGCGGCTGTAACAGATGCAAATAGAATTGATACACACAAATATGGTTGGGGATCAGGCAACGTAGTTGTAGCGGTAGCTGATGATATCACAGCGGCACAATTACAAGGATTAGTAGCAAAGACGAATATTTCAATTAATCACACAGATCTAACAGACAGTATATTAGTTTTTACAATACCAACTAATAGAACTGATATAGGAGTTGGAACTCTTATAAGAGCAGAAGATCTAAATAAAATTGATGACAAGTTTTCCCCAGTCTTACTTAATAACAAACATTTAACTATTGATCCAACAAATGCAAGTGCGATACCTATTACACCTGGCGGAGGCTCATATGATAGAACCACAGGTTGGCAAACTAAACTAGTAGGTGAACACAAATTTACATGGGGAAGTTATAACAAAGCAAGATACTTTTTTAATGCAGGCGGTCAGCTTAGACTTAGTTTAACTATGAGCGGCGGTAGTACAGCAGGATACTATAACTGGGCAGATGTTATCAATGAAATGGGTGTATTAAACTTTGACTGGGATACAGTGACACAAAGTACAGCAACTACACTTGGTACTAGTGAAGGCAAAGGTTTTTACGATTTAACAGACAAGTACGGAGATGGTAGCGACGGAGCCGCAACAAACGAAGGACTACTATTTCAAAGTAGTGGTGTTACGCTAGGTAGACAAATAGGCAGTTACGGTTATGGATACGGTTACGGATATGGCGGCGGACAAGCATATGGTTATATAACTGGAAAAGGTATATATCCAAATTGGGCTGAAAGAGCTGTTATTGGCGGTACATATAGTAATACTATCTATGTTAGTAGTTATAGCATTTACAGTAGTTACCAACAGTTAAAATTTAGAATGTACGGCAAATATGTAGATAATGGTGCAAGTGTACAGTTTAAAATTGTACTAGACGATACTGCTCATGCAAATATTATTGATGGTACAATCTCACCTGCATTAAGTATCTTAATGCCTGACACAATCACAAGCGGTGCAACTAGTTTAGATGTCACGCCAAATCCAGCATGTTCGATTGTTAATTCATTTACAAGTGTAGACGACAGCTAAAAACACTTGACAACCACAGCATAAATAAGTTATAGTAGTAGTTAACTAAAGGAGAAACTCTATGGATGAGAGACTCGAGAAAGCTCTAGACTTTGCAAATTATCGCATCACTCTAAGTAATCAGAAGAATACACTAAAGCAACGAGCATTAGTATTACAAACTGTTCACTATAATAATGGTGTGTTTCATGCTGATCCTGTCACAATCAGTTTTATAAAAACATTGATCGATAAAGGAAAAACGTTTAGTATCATATTAGACACTAAAGAAAATCCTATTGAGATTACTGATCTATCTGATTTTTTAGAATCATTACTTAGTGCTTATACCGAATCCACAAATGAATATAAAGTACAACTAGATAAAATTAAAAAAGCTAGAAATATTAAAACATTAATGGACTGGTAATGGCAGAAAAATTTGAACCTCAAGGCATATGTATGTTCGCATACAATAACCAAGAACTAGATTATACTAAATTTGCTAGTCTGGCTTCACGTTATGCCAAGCATTATATGAACGGAATAAAAGTAGCTCTCATAACTGACGAAGGTACTGAAAACTGGCTGAACGAAACTAAGACACAGCAAGAAATAAAATCGTTGTTTGATTACATTATAATTAACAATGTGCAACACGAACAAAATATGCGTAAACACATGGATAGTCCTTGGACAGAGTTTAACGCACAATTTACCAATACAAATAAGCATAAAGTTTTTGAACTAACACCTTTTGAAAAAACATTGCTATTAGACACAGACTTTTTAATTATGAACGACTTTTACCAGTATCTGTTTGAAACAGATATTCCTGTTGGATTACACAGGTATGCAGAATATATTGGTAGCGAGCGTCCTTATATAAATGAGATAACATTAAATGAGGGTGGCATTCAGCATTGGTGGAGTACTGTGGTTTACTTTGATCAAAGTGAAGAAAGTAAGATATTCTTTGATATGTGGGCTCATGTAAAAGAACATTGGGAGTACTACAGTTTGTTGTATCAGTTTCCTAAATCATTATTTAGAACAGACTTTTGTGTAAGTATTGCCACACATCTGATGAATGGGTTTACGAATGAAGAATTTGTACATGACTTTCTAAATACACCGCTGTTAAACATGGATCAAAAAGATGATATTATAGGAATGAACGGACACGACGACATTATATTTTTAAAACACAACAGAGTCGAACAATGGAAAAATATATTAGTTAGACATAAAGAAAATAATCTACACATTATGAACAAGCGGGCATTAGATAGACATTACTTTGGTCTATTAGAAAATTTAGATGAGGCGGAAAAAGTAAATGAGTAGAGGATTTATTACATTAGGTATTGACACAGGCGAAGATAAAATCAAGTACTGTTATACACTAGCTTGTAGTTTAAAAATAATCGATCCTACTGCTGAAATTTGTTTAGTAGTTGACAAAGGTCGTTTAGATATGGTAAGCCAATATTATGAACATATATTTGACTACATTGTTGAATTACCTTATGGTAACAGTGCTTACAAAGATGGTTTCCATGGCATGAATTTATGGCAACTTTATCATTGTACACCTTTTGACGAAACCATATATTTAGACTACGACACACTGCTGATTAATACTGATTTAGAGACTTTATGGGATCTAATGTCAACCAATGACATTAGTTTTCCTGGCAATGCTAATAACTATAGAGGATATTCTGCAGCACAAGGTCTAAGATTTCAATACGAACTACAATATAAACTTCCTAAACTATATTATAATATGATATATTGGAAGCAAAAATCTCCATTGGCTATTGAATGGTTTAAGATGGCAGATCCAGTTCTCCAGTATTGGAGAGATGTATACAATAAAGTGTTTACTGATAAAAAACCTCAAGATTTTGAGAAAAATGTACTGTGTAACTTAGTAACACATTTTTTAGACGCAGAAATAGATTCAAGAATTTATGTAAACAACCATATAGATCTACATAAATTTTCACATGGAATATTTGACGAAGATGTTCCAGAAAGATGGACTGAGTTTATGAATACCTGGGTTACCAATCACCAAAGGATACAAATAGAAAACCATATACTACCTAGTGGAATTATTCACTATAGCGACGAAACATTTTTAACCGACGAAGTGATGCATGTCTACAGAACCAAGTTTATTACAGAATCTAAAAAAAGAAAAAGCACCTAAAAAATGGTGTGTATACTATGATGATGATTCTGGAGAAGTTATAACAGTCACTAACCGTGTGTTAGATGAAATTAAGTCTCCTCATTTTTTTACAGAAAATGATGATGCACGAAAAATTCTTATGGGTATACAAGACCCTAAAAAATTCTCTATACTTGAAACAGAAGATAGTTTTATACTAGCAGAAAAGTCAGCAGTATTGCGTATCAAAGAAGCTGAACAGTCTCTTAGTATGATTCCTGTTAATGATAAAACCAAAGCAGATGTAAACATTATTATGTATATCAACAGTTGGAAGATGGAAGTAAACTTCGACCAAGATACACTTTATAAAATGACTGGTAAACGATATTTTAAACAAGCAACAATTAATCCAGAGAAAGATGGAAAATACGACAACATTACATTATACATTATTAAAGACAAAGATCCTAACTTCTTAATTAAAAAAATTGATATTGATCCGGGTGAACTCGTTGAACAAGGGTACTTGCTATTTGATATGAGTGCATTTAGAAATGTTTGCGGACTTGGAGAAATGAGTATCCTAACAAAGAAAATCTTTAAGACCTATCGTGTTACAAAGAAAGCAACATTTGTTGGTGCTGATTATACAAGTAGAAGAAGTATTAGAAGAAGGCATATTATTCCACAGATAAGTAATAGCGAAGTACTGTGTGATTTTACAATAATATCTAAAGATAATTCTTTTAGTTTGAGAAGTAATTTTAAAGATCCGTCAACAGTTAAAATTTATAATGATGTGGGTTTATATGTTACAGATAAAAACGACCCTAATAGACTACTAGGAACACTAATGTTACCTAAAAAAGATATCGGATATAACGTCACATTAGAGATTGAGTCCGAATTAGACCTTAAAAATAGTGCATTTCTATTGCGAGAAGAAAATAGAAACACAACATTTGATATAACAGAAAGCTAGCCATATGCCACTAATACCAATTACAGAATTTGATATAGTCTTCATCAGCTATGACGAACCAAACGCTGAACAAAATTATGCACATCTATTAGAAAAATGTCCTTGGGCAAAACGTAGTCATGGAGTATGGGGCAGTGATGCCGCACACAAAGCGGCTGCGGCAATGAGTGATACAGATAGATTTGTTACAGTTGATGCAGATAATGTAGTTAGAGATGACTTCTTTAATGTCGAACTAGACATGGAAAGAATTAAGGATACAGATGTTATTAGTTGGGCAGGAAAAAATGCAGTAAACGGATTGGTATATGGCAACGGCGGCATCAAATGTTGGCCCGTAGACGTAGTAAACAAGATGCGTACACATGAAGCTGCTCCTGAAAGTGATAAAGCCGCACAGGTTGATTTTTGTTGGAACATACAGTATGTACAAATGAATAACATCTATTGTGATGTTGCTAACAATGCTAGTCCACTACAAGCATGGAGAGCAGGTTTTCGTGAAGGCGTAAAGATGGGATTAGAAGGTGGAGATGTAGTTGAAGCAAAAGATATCAAAAAAATATTTCACGAAAATTACAAAAGACTATTAGTATGGATGAGTGTAGGCGAAGATGCAACAAACGGTTTATGGGCAATTTATGGTGCAAGACTAGGTTGTCATATGACCAATGTTGAAAGACGCAAGTGGGACTGGCGTAATGTGAGAGATTTTGATTGGTTAACTAACTTTTTTAATACAGAATTATTTCCTGAGTTTGAAGACGGAACTGAAATGTGTGTGAACACTGGAGTAACATGGGATTGGGATAAACTTAAAAAGAAAACAGTAGAACTTGGTGCAGATCTTCGCGGTGAGCTAGATTTAGAAATTTCAGATATGGACAAAGTTGCTAGTAGATTCTTTAAGAAGGTTTATAAAAATCCACACAGACTTGGTGCAATGGTTAGAGAAAACCAAGTTGATGACAGTATCGAATAAATCTACAGTACTGGTTACTGGCGGATTTGATCCTCTACACAGTGGACATATAGCATATTTCAAAGCCGCTAGAGCATTAGGCGACAAGCTAGTCGTTGGTGTAAACAGTGACGAATGGCTAATGCGTAAAAAAGGAAAAGCGTTCATGCCTTTTGCAGAACGTGCGTCAATTATCAGAGAATTAGAAGTAGTAGATAAAATAATTGGATTTGATGATAGTGATGATACAGCGAATCAAGGAATATTTTTAGCACTATGTACCAACGCTGGTAAATTAATATTTGCAAATGGTGGAGATAGAAGCAATACTACAACTCCAGAATACGAAGAGTACGGTAATCATCCAGATGTAGAATTTGCATTTGGAGTTGGCGGCAATGATAAAAAGAATTCAAGCAGTTGGATATTAGATGAATGGCGGACACAAAAGACTGAACGTGAATGGGGTTACTGGCGTGTATTAGATGATAAGAAAACTATAAAAGTAAAAGAATTAGTTATTAACCCAGGAGCTAGTTTAAGCGACCAGAAACATAAAATGAGAAGTGAACATTGGTATGTGTTAAAAGGTGATGTTACAATTAACTTAGAATTTCCCAATGGAGACTGGCAAATACAAATGCTAACTGAACACACAAACTTTGTGATACAGAATAATTGGTGGCATAAAGTAACCAACGAAGGTGATAAACCTGCACATATATTAGAAGTACAATATGGTGAAAATTGTATTGAAGAGGACATCATAAGACGATGACAAACACAAACAATTACGAACTTGATCCAGATCCGGAAACAGCCGCACAACTAGTAAAGCCAAAACTTGCTGAAATAAGTGATAGTATGTGTATGGCTAAATGGTTGTGGACCAGTATTCATTTAACCAATGGAACAACTAATAGTTGCTACCTACCTCCTATACATAAAATTAATGCAGAAGATCTAAAAAATAATCCAAAAGCATTACACAATACACCAGAGAAAAAAGAACAACGAGCTATGATGCTCAAAGGAGAACAACCTAGCGGGTGTGACTACTGTTGGAATATTGAAAAGATGGATCGTAATTTTAATAGTGATAGACACTATCGAAGTAGCGAACCTTGGGCACAAGCTGGTTGGAAAGATGTATTAGAAAAAGGTGCAGATGGCGATATAGAACCTACAAGCATGGAGATCAATTTTAATCATGCTTGCAACTTAGCATGTAGTTATTGTAGTCCGCATCTAAGCAGTAAGTGGGCAGAAGATATTGAACAAAATGGACCTTATCCAACCAAAGTACCTCACAATAGCATTGACTACTTTAAACAAATAGGACAATATCCTATTAAAAATAGAGATCACAATCCTTATGTAGATGCATTTTGGGAATGGTGGCCGGAACTTTATCCAAAACTAAAAAACTTTAGAATGACAGGCGGAGAACCGCTCATGGATAAAAATACATTCAAAGTTTTAGATCATGTTATTGACAATGGCAGAGACGATTTAGAAATGGCTGTAACTACAAATTGTAGTGTACCTGATAAATTGTGGAATAACTTTGTTGATAAAGTAAGTTTCATAAGTGAGTATAAAAAACTAAAACGTTTTCGTATGTTTGTTAGTGTAGATGGATGGGGTAGACAAGCTGAATATATGCGTCATGGATTAGACTTTGATCGCATGTGGAACAATGTAAATAATTATCTAACTAGAGTGGACGAAGGATTGGTAACGTTTATTGTAACGTTCAACATGCTTAGTTTACCTAGCATACAACGTTTAATGGAAGGTATATTAGAATTACAGCGTATTCACAATGTAACAAAAAGTAGAAGAGATGATAGTGGTAAAATTGTAGTATATGGTCACAGTAAAGTATTTTTGGATACACCTATGTTAAGACATCCGGAGTGGCAAAGTTTACAGCTTACGCCTAAGAGTCATTGGTATCTTGCTGACGAGTGTTTAGCATTTATGAAAGAGAATCAAGACAGGCACAGAGCTAGTAGATGGATAGGATTCAAACCACATCAAATTGAAAGATTTGATCGTAGTATTGAATTTATGAAGCAAGGATTTGATAACGACCAGCAGAAACAAGATGCGGAAGAAAATTTTGTTAGATTCTTTGGAGCACATGACTATAGACGTAAAACAGATTTTAGTCATACATTTCCGGAGTTTGCACAGTTGTTCTTAGATTGGAAAGAAAAGCATAATGTTTAAAAATATTGATTACTATACTGAACGTGACGTAATGAAAAAAGTGTACGGCTGTGATACCATGTGTACAGCAAAGTTTTTAAGTAGTACAATATATTTACAAACAGGTGAAACACACAGTTGTTATCATCCGTTACCTCATAAAATTCCATTAGCGGAAATTAAAAAGAATCCGAGTGCATTACACAATACACAGTTTAAAAAAGACAGAAGAGAACAAATGCTTAAAGGTAATAGACCTAGCGAATGTAACTACTGTTGGCGTGTTGAAGCAATGGGCGAAGAACACATAAGTGATAGGATTATAAAAAGTAAAAACGAAACACTGCTAACACCCGAAGCACACAAAATTATATTAGAAAATGGTTGGAAACATGATTACAATCCTACATACTTAGAAATAAGTTTTGGCAATGAGTGCAACATGCGGTGTGCATACTGTCATCCTAAGGCTAGCAGTGCTTGGATGAAAGAGATGCAACTAAAAGGACCACTGGAAAATGCAGAACACTTACAAGTGGTAGAACAAGAAATTTACGAAGAAACAAGCAATCCTTATGTAGATGCATTTTGGGAATGGTGGCCCAGTTTAAGAAAAGATCTCAAAGTAATTAGGGTAACTGGTGGTGAACCATTACTACAGCAAAACGTATGGAAATGGCTAGACATGTTAGAACAATCGGACGATTGTAAAGATATGATTTTTCAACTCAATACTAACCTAAATGTTAAAAACAAACTTGTACATAGGTTAATACAAAAAGTTGATAAGTTACTCAAAGAGAAAAAAATAAAAAAGTTTGCAGTATTCACAAGTGTTGAAAGTTGGGGCGATCAAGCCGCATATGCTAGGAATGGATTAGACTTGGATTTATTTGAAACAAATTTAGAAAGTGTAATGAGAGGATTAGAACATCACGACGAGCATATTTTTAGTGGTGTTAAGATAATGAATACATTCAATATACTAAGTGTTACAAGCTACGTCAAGTTCTTAGAAAAAATAAGATACTGGAGAGGTAAGTTACACAACAGAGCATATTGTCCTAAGATTACATTTGATATTCCACACTGTACAGAACCAAATCAGTTTTCATTGATAGGGTTACCAGATGATTACGAAAGTTATTTTGAGTATATTACTGAATATTTTGCAGAATGGAGTTGGGCAAATAATCAAGACAAATATACAAAACATCACCATGATACAGTTTGGAGTAATTACTTTAGTAAAGAAGAAGTTAAAATGTGGGATAGGGTAATTAGCTATTGGCACAGTATTGTAGAACAAAGAGGAAAAGTAAGACAAACTGATGAGAATCAATATCTACAGTGTAGACAAATTGATGATGCTAGAAGAAATTTTATACTGTTTATCAAAGCAACAGATAAAAGAAGAGGTACTAACTTTAAACAAGTGTTCCCTGAAATGAGCCAGTATTACGACTTGTGTGCTACATTAGAAGATATTAAAAACATTGAATATAATAATGAATGTAAGCAATACCTAATGAAAGATACTATAGATGGAACCGCTGTAGAGTTTCATTGGGACGATGATTTTGTTTGGCAACACCCAAAGCTAGCAAAAAGTATTTTAAATTGGCGGCGTATTAGAAACTTACCTACAAAAATTTATGACAAAGATGAACTTAAGGATCAGATAGGCTATGTCTAAGCTGTTACATAGTAAAAACTTTTGTATGGCACCTTGGATAACAATGCATCTTTGGCCCAGTGGGGAAGCGTTTCCTTGTTGTGTTGTATTGCCAGATGAAGATAAACCTTTCAGTGGAAAGTTAGGAAATATCAGAGACAATAGTATATCTGATTTGTGGAATAGCAGTCTAATGAAAGAGTTGCGTGTTAATATGCTTGCTGACAAGCCAAGTCAAACTTGTGAACGTTGCATACAACAAGAACAAGCAGGTAATCAATACACACTAAGACGAGAACTAAACCAAAACTTTGCAGATTACTTTCACAGGACAGAAGCTACTAGTGCAGATGGAAGTCACGACGATCCAAAAATATACTATTGGGATGTTAGATTTAATAATCTTTGTAATCTAAGATGTTTGAGTTGTAGTGTAAAATTTAGCAGTAGTTGGTATCAAGACAGTATCAAAAGACACGAGTATGATGGACCTGCACTACTACAATTACCCAAGAGTTTTTGGAAACAAGCACTCCCTTTAATAGGTGAAGTCAAACATGCTTATTTTGCAGGTGGCGAACCTCTGATGACCAAAGAGCATTATGAGATGTTAGACACATGGATTGAGTCAGGCAATACTGATTTAAAAATAAGTTATACAACCAATTTTACACAAACTAGATTAGGTAAACGTTATATATTTGATTACTGGAATAAGTTCAGTAATGTACATGTGGGTGCTAGTTTAGATGATAATTGGCAACGTGCAGAATATTTGCGTAAAGATACAATATGGACTGATATTGTAAAAAATCGCAAAGAGATGATTAGAGAAAGTCCTAATACAAGATTCTTTTTAAGCAGTACTATTAGCATCTTTAATGCACTACATTGGCCCGATTTTCACAAAGAATGGATAGAAGAAGGTCTAGTAGATCCTATAGAGTTCAACCTCACATTACTTACACATCCTGAATATTTAAGTATGACTGTTATGCCACAAGAATTGAAAAAACGTATTGAGAAGCGTTGGATTGAACATCAAGAATATATTGAACGTGCATTTCATATAGCACACCCAGATTGGAAGTATGATCCTTCAATAGTACAAAGTATGATTGACGGATTGCTTAAATATCTATGGAGTGAAGATAATTCTCAACTTATAGACAGGTTTCATGATGAACAACGTTGGATGGATAAAATCCGTAACAACGATTGCTATGAAGTCTATACTGAGTTGGAAAAACTTAAAGAGTACGGTGATCACTATGAGAAAGTGGTTAACAGAGGATGGTAATGAACGACAAAAAGTATAATCTAACTGAGAGCAAATTCTTTTGTATGGCTCCGTGGATTCATATGCATGTATGGCCCAATGGTCGTGCATTTCCTTGTTGTTTGGCAGATCCTGCTAAAGGAGATTACGGAAATACAAATCAAAGTACACTTAAAGAATTATGGAACAGTGATGTTGCTAAAAAACTTAGACTTAATATGCTAGCAGACAAACCACACCCTACTTGTACAAGGTGTTATAGATTAGAAGCTGACGGCGATGCACATACACTACGCATTAATATGAACAAAAAGTTTGGTGAAAAGCACTATAGCAAAACTCTTGAAACACAACAAGACGGAACGCACAATAATGTAAACTTCACATACATGGATTTTAGATTTAGTAATTTATGTAATATGAGTTGTAGAAGTTGCAGTCCTACATTTAGTACACAATGGTATGACGACTTTATGAAAAAGTTTGGTGAGGTACCTAACGATATTGCACCTCAAAAATTTATACAACTTAAAAACAAAAAAGGCTTTGAAGAAGAACTTTGGCCCTACTTGGATACTGTTGAGGAAGTTTACTGGGCAGGCGGTGAGCCGCTTGTAACTGATATGCATTGGAAAATTATGAACTATTGGATTGAGACTAACAGAGCTCATGAAGTAAATGTTTTGTATACAACCAACTTTAGTCAGCTTACTTACAAAAGACAAAATGTATTAGACTTATGGAAAAAATTTAAAAGTGTAGAATGTACAGCAAGTTTAGATGGTATGGGAAGTCGTGCTGAATATATTAGAAAAGGCACAGTATGGAGTGACATAGTTGCTAATAGACAACTAATGATGGAACAAACTCCTAACATTAATTTTGATATTACACCAACAGTAAGTTGTATGAACGTATATCATTTACCAGACTTTCACGAAGATTGGGTAAACAAAGGATTACTTAAAGTAGGACAAATGCGTATCAACAACTTACTAGATCCTGATTACTTTTGTATGCAAGTATTGCCTAAGACATTCAAAGATAAAATTACAGCTAAATGGGAACAGCATATTCATTGGGTTCAAAATCATCCTCAATATGATTCAGGACAAAACTTTGTTCGCAGTGCAGAAGGTATGCTTAATTTTTTACACAGCGAAGATCGCAGTGACTTATTAGAAAAAACTATTCACCAGCTTGAAGAATGGGATCCTATTAGACATGAAGATTGGCGTGTAGCAATACCTGAATTAGCAGAGGCACTAGCATGAGTAAAACTTTTTGCTTACATCCTTTTGTAAATTTAAACAGCAATACTGAAGGCAGTGTGAAGTTGTGTTGTAGCATTACAGAAAACATACATGCAAAAAATACCGACGGTAGCGAATTTAATTTTGGCACTAACAGTATAGAAGAGATTTGGTATAGTGATTATATGGTAGATATAAGATCACAATTACTAAAAGGTGAAAAGCCTAAAGCGTGTGATGTATGTTGGCGTTTAGAAGATTTAGGAATACAAAGCAGTAGACAAAGTGCTTTTACTGAATACAACGATATCGGACTAAGGCGTGATAGTAGTATGCACAGTAGACCTCCATTGCCAAACAGTTTAGAACTGAGATTGGGTAATTTTTGCAATTTAAGATGTAATAGCTGTTGGAGTCTAAGCAGTGATAGAATACATGATGAGCGTATGAAAATATTAGATACAGATCATAGTTTGCCTGGTTGGATTCGTGACGAATGGACAAAAGAAATTAACATGGCAAGTGCTAGTAACATGAATTGGTGGCAAAGTAAAGACTTTGACAATACAATACAAAAACTTGCTCCAACACTTAAAAGACTTTATTTGACTGGAGGCGAGCCAACACTTATACGGCGCAATATAGAAATAATGAATATAATACTCCGCAGTGGCAATGATGAATGTTATGTTGCACTAACAACAAACTTAACACATTGGAACGAAGATTTTTACAATACACTTACTCAGTTTAAAAACGGAGAAGTGCAGATCAGTATAGACAGTGTGTATGATAGAAACGAATATATTAGATTCCCAACTAAATGGGATCATGTAGAAAAGAACATAAACAAACTGTGGTATAAACTTCCCCATACATGGAAAATAAAACATTATACTGTATTACAAAATTATAATTATGATGATATTCCACAAATTTTAGATTGGGTTGTACAGTTTAAAAATAATCACAAAGAGCAAAACTTACTTTATATATGGTCTCCCATAGTCTTAGATAATCCCCCGTACTTAGATATTCGTATAGTAGATAAACAAGTAAGACAAGAAGCCGCTGATAGACTTAAAAATTATGATCCTCATTACGATAACTTAAACTTATATTGGAATCATGGAGTACAGCAAGCAATTAAATTATTAGAATCTGATGCAATGGAAGAAAAAAAGAGACAAAAGTTACTGAGTAGATTTAGAGAATTTAACGATACTATGGACCGCAATAGAAATACAAACTGGATTAGTACATTTCCTAATATTGCCGCAAAGGTGTTGGTATGAATCAACTAACAAGAATAGAACAAGCAGGTGATCCGTTTGTTAATATTACATGGCAAGTAAGCAACTTGTGTAACTTTCGCTGTACCTACTGTAATGAATACAACTGGAATGGTAGTAATTTAAATTTAGATGTTGAAGCTATAAAAGCAGGATTGACCAAACTGATTGACTATGAACTTGCTAGAGGATATACAAGACTAAAAGTATTCTTTAGTGGAGGTGAACCTTGCTATTGGAAACCACTTACTAAAGTAATGGATCATATATTAGCAAGCGGAATGAGTGAAGTCAAGTTTGCAGTAAACACAAATTTAAGCAGTAAACTAAAATGGTGGGAAAAGAATGTACACTACTTTGATGACGTAGTAGCAAGCTATCATCCAGAGTTTGTAGACAGTGATCACTATTTGGAAATATACAAATACCTAAGTGATAAAGTAAATTACTTGTGTGGTCGTATGATGATGCATGAACCCACATGGGATCAAGTAATAGATTTCAGCAAACGTATAAAGCAAGAGATGAAAGATGAAAACTGGCGTATTGAATACGTTCCGATATTTGAAGAACTAAGTCATACCACTCGACCGTACAACTATAAAAATCCAGAGCATAAAAAGTTTTTAGAAACTACGAACCTAGAACAAGATATAAAGTTTGGTGTACCTGCTAAAGCTGAAGGTATGGCAAGTGTTGAAGTATATGACGATGGATCAGTACAGCCTATTAATTGTAATAGACTGGTAGCAGAAAGTCGTAATTACTTCAAAGGATGGAAATGTTTGATACCAATGGAAAGTATTTTTATTAACTGTGAAGGTAAAATAGATATGGGTAGTTGTGGTGTTATGCCTCAGGTAGGAAACTTGTACGATCCTAATTTACAGTTAGATTTGCCAGAAAGTGTGATATGTCCAAAAAGTCACTGTCACTGTGGTACAGACATTTATATAACAAAATACAAGGATAGAAATTATGGAACAACTAGTACAGCAATACTTTGATGCATGGAATGCAAACAGCGTAGAACAACTAAGACCTTTACTGCATGATGCAGTAACACTAACAGATTGGGAAATTAGTGAAAGTGGACTAGAAGCAGTTATCAGTGCTAATCAAAAAATATTTGATGCAGTACCAGGAATACATGTTACTGTACACGATATGGCTACAAGTACAAATCAAGTTATGGCACAAATAACAGTGCATGTCAACGAACAAGAACAATTATCAGTTATTGACGTACTAACTATTAGTAACGACAAAATAACAAGTATCAAGGCATATAAAAAATAATGGAAGAAGAAACCTATTGCGTATTGGCTTACAATCATTTGAGTATTGACCCACAAGGTCAAGTACGTCCTTGTTGTAACTATAACTTTCACAAGCAAAGTTTTAGAGATACCAAATGGAAATTTAAAAGCATATGGAATAGTGATAATCTTGCTGACTTGTTAACAGGGCAACCGCATGTAGAATTAAGAAAAGACATAGAAAAAAATCACAAGCACACGTTCTGTGATAGATGTTGGGTAAGTGAACTTAATGGTGGCGAAAGCTATCGTAATATGTGGAACGATATTTTTAAATGTGGTACCAAAGATAAGTTTCAACATGAGATAAAAATTGAATATGTAGAGTTTACACTAGGCAACAAATGTAATATACAATGTAGAATGTGTAACCCTTGGAGTAGCAGTATGTGGGCTGATGAGATTTATAAAAATCCTCAGTTAGATTTTTGGGATACTGCACCACATCTAAACAAAGATAAATTTGAATGGTACTACACTCCACAGTTTGATAAAATATTTGCAGAAATATTACCCACACTTAAACATGTAAACATGCTAGGCGGCGAACCATTGTTTAATGCAAAGTACTATGAGATACTACAACATATAATTGATAGCGGAAGATCCAAAGATATTGTAGTACAGTTCAACAGCAACATGCTAGCAATACAATCTAAAGTATACGACTTGTGGAAGCAGTTCAAAAGCATACACATCAACATGAGTTGTGATGGTGTTGAAGGCGTAAATGAATATGTTAGATGGCCCGGCAAATGGAGCAAGTGGGAACGTAATCTCAATAGAGTATTTGAACTACAGCAAGAACTAGGAGAGGACAAACTACGATTACAGGTACACAGTACATTGAGTAGTTTAACATGGCTCGACTTAGGTAACTTGTACAACTATACAGCAACATTGCCTATAGGCCCAACTCTACCTTTTCTAATACAAGTAACACAACCTGCACAGATGGATGCAATACATTTGCCACAATCACTCAAAGACAAAGGCTATGAACAAGCTATCACAGCAATAGAAAATGCTGATGCAGAAGATTGGGAGGTGTCAAACAATCGCAGTTTATTAGAGCATGTAATGAATACAGAGCGTGATCCGGATAAGTGGGAACAGTTTATAGTAGAAACAAATCAACTTGACAAAGTACGCAAACAAAGCATACTTTCGTTTATACCTGAATTTGAGGAATACTGGCATGAATAACTTACATCCCATTAGTGAATCTCACAGACCGTTGCGTGGAACTACACTTGATCTTATTTCTCAAGGCAGTAAACATTGTCTGGTGTTGGATACACCTTTTCATTTAGCACACACTGATATACCTTTTGATCAAGTACATTATTTTTCAAATTTAGATACTATCTATCCAGATGTATGGCAGGATATATTAGATAGAAAAACAAAACTTATATTCATGTTTACAGATTGGTGGCACACAGTAAATGTAAATGAAACGCACAATCAGCTGAGTGGTAATTTAATTAGTTTAGACCTTTATAAAATTTGTTATGAACTTTGTAAACGCTACAGCATCTTAGATAACAGTGCTTTTGTAAGTCCTAGTAGTATACAATATGTAGAACAGTTTGACGATTGGCCCATAGTAAATTATAACGAACCATTTAATAGATACTTTGAATTCTCTCATAACATTGAGGTGTTGTACAATACAACACCAATGCAAAAACATTTTTTATGGCTTAATAGAAGGTGCAGAGAACACAGAGTATATGCACTACATCAGGCATACAAAATGGACTTGTTTGATAACTGTATATATAGTTTACACGATTTAGAAAATTTTTCTAACAAAGAGTTTACTAAGTTCCTAAGCGAGTATTTGAATTCTAAGGATATTGATCTAACGTTTAGAAAATTAAAAAAGAGATTGGATCATGGTTATAGTGCAGTTACAGACAAACAGCATATGCCTGAGATAACAGATTTAAAATACTACAGTGACCAAACTTATTTAGATATTGTTGGCGAATTTAATTGTAGTAATCACAAAGTATTTCTAACTGAAAAAGTAAGTAGGAGTATTGTATTAGGAAAACCTTTTGTAGTGTTTGGAGATAGAGGAAGTTTGCATGAACTTAGATCTTTAGGTTTTCGCACATTTGGTGACTTTTGGGATGAACGTTATGATAAACTTGATACAGCAAAACAGCGTATAGATACCGCACTACAAACGTTAGATTGGATAAGAAATAATATTGATATCACACAAGGATATAGCAACGATATGATAGAAATATTAGAATATAATCGCAAGCACTATAATACATTATGGATGCAAAGTCAATTGGAGTTATTTAAAAAAATACTATGAAACCACAACAAGTAATAGAACAAGTTACTGATATGGCAATATGGGAAAATGCTATATGGGTTAATGCTGTGGAAAAAGTATTCTTTGTACCAATTTGGAGAAATGCTAATACTGAGTTTATGCACCTTGCAGAACAGTTTGGATATACACTAGAATACGACTACGATCTGTCAGACTATACAGGATATGCATTTGTTAGACATCCAAATAAAAGAATAGCAGGACAAATATGGCGGGCAATGCAAAACCAAAACTACAGTTTACAAGAATGCTTACATTTTATTAACAGCAATGACCTAACCAGAGATCCTCACTTTAGAACACAAAAAAGTTTTTTAGATCCATATAATATAAAATATTTTATAAACTTAGACTATCTAAATCCTGTCGGACACAAACATATAGACAGTGTTATTGAACAAATGAAATTACCAAAGCAAGTTCGCAGTGCAATAGATCCAGATGCTAAAAAACAAATTGAAAAACAGTTGCACAAAAGTAGTGCAATAATAAAATACAGACCAGATATAAACTTAGTTGTGCCCAGTGTAGGTATTGTAGGAGTTGGTAATATTGGAAGTGTATTGTATGATGCTCTAACACAACACAACGTTGTTGTCAAGAGGTATGATACAAGAAATGAATATGACGGACTTGACAGTGTAAAAAAATGTGATATAATATGGATTTGTGTTGACACTCCAACAGTTGAAGGTGAAAAAGATTTTGATTACACAAACTTAAAGTCAGCACTAAGCAATTTTTCAAACAAAACAGTTATTGTTGGTTGCACAGTTAGTCCGGGTACTTGTGCTAAAATTGAAACTGATTGCAAGTTAATATACATGCCTTTTTTAATAAGTCAAGGTAATGTTATGCAAGGTATAACAACACCCGACTGTTGGTTTATAGGCGGCGAGTATGACCAAAGAATTCAAACACTAGTTGAACGCATCAGTTATGCAGTACAGCATTGGGGAACATGGCAAGAAGCAGAGCTAGCCAAAGCATTGTATAATGCATGGATAATACAAAAAATAAACTTTGCCAATTGGGCAGGTGACCTAGCTGAAACAGTAGGCAATGCGAATGCTACAAATGTAATGCAATGGTTAGGTTCGTCAGACCAATTAATAACAAGTAATGCATATATGAAACCAGGCTGGGGTGACGGAGGTCCTTGTCATCCAAGAGACAATTTAATGATGAGTTATGTAAGTAGGAAATTAAACTATGACCCTGCATGGAATCAACACACAACCAGACTAGCACAAGCTGAACTGATGGCGCAACGTGCAGTAGCAACTGAATTGCCTGTGATTATACTGGGTAAAAGTTACAAGCCGGGTGTTGATAGTACTGAAGGCAGTTACAGTTTAGTAGTTGCAGACTATATAGAAAAACTTGGAGGCACTGTCTACTACGAAGACCATTTGACAAAAGGCGATTATTGTTATATAATAGCACATGATAGATGGTACGGACATGAGCCGTCTGAAAATAGTAAGGTGATCAATCCGTGGTAATCAATGAAGCAAAACAATGTCGTGTTTGCGGCAGAGACGTTATGGAAATCATCGACTTTGGTAAAATCTATATCAACGATTTTCCTATCGAGCCACAGAAGAATAAAGGCCAAGCGCCTATGATACTAGATCAATGTTTGAGTTGTAGTCTAGTACAAATGCGACACACAGTAGATCCACAAATATTATATGGAGATCACTACTGGTACGAAAGTGCATTAAATCCAAAACTAAAACAAAATCTACTAGACATTGCTGATATTGCAAACCAACACACACAGACTGGCGATTGTGTGTTAGATATCGGAGCAAATGATGGTACACTATTAAGTGGTGTAGAACAAGATAGAGTCCGCATAGGATGTGAACCTGCTAGCAATTTGTGGTCAAAACTATGTGAACATGCTGATGTAGTGTTGCCCACAATGTGGGATAGTTCAAAGCTACATCACAAATGCAAAGTAGTTACAGCTATTGGCATGTTTTATGATATGGATGATCCCAATGACTTTATAAAAGGTGTTGCAGATGTACTCACAGAAGATGGTGTGTTTATTGCACAGCTAATGACACTTGCTCCTATGCTAGCTAAAACAGACTTGGGAAATGTTTGTCACGAACATTTAGAATACTACAGCTATAGAAGTTTAGTAGAACTATACGAACGTAATGGCTTACAAATAAATGAAGTTAAAGAGAATGACATACAAGGCGGTAGCTACCAAATATATGCAGGACTATATCATAGTGGTAGTATAACTTACTTTGAAGAGATAGCAACTATTGGATCATTTTTTGAAAAAATAAAACAACACGGAGTACTTCTTAGAGCAATTCTCAGCGATGCAAAAAAGAATGATAGTAAATGTTATGTATATGGCGCAAGTACAAAAGGTAATACTATGCTACAAATATGGAAACTAGGCGAATACTTCGAAGGAGCCGCAGAGATACATCCAGATAAGATTGGTAGATATACAGTAGGTACTGATATTCTAATAGAGGATGAAAAAGAAGTATTACAAAAAGCAGATTTACTTTTTGTTCCAAACTTTGGATTCAAAGATATATTTGTTGAAAAATTAAAAGATTGGATACTGGATGGTGGTAGACTAGTGTTTGCAATGCCAGAAGTGGAGGTAGTACATGCGGACAATATTGATAAGCACACCGAGAGCAGGTAGTCACGCTCGTTGTAGTCAGTTTGATAATCCTCTGTACGAATGTTTAAGTCCAATGGATTTGTTATTGCCTAGAGAGGAGAGCTCTAAATTAAATTTAGATATACTCAGTGATGACTTTAACAAAGCATTAGGAATATTAGACTGGGACACAGCATATGATCTTAAACCTAATATGCCAGACAATCATCATATACTAGACTATGATGAAAATATGCAACAAATAAAAAGATACGAGTACCCAAGTAAAGAATATGTTTTAAACATCATACAAATAAGAATAGATAGACTCAAACTACTAGACAACTGGTGTGTTAAAATTATGAGATATCACGGATTAAAACAACACCATATAGAACAGTTATTAAATATCAGTGATAAAACTATTAAGTTACAACGTAAGAGCAAAGTAGATCAATGCATTAGTCAATATCTTGCAACATACGACAACATTTGGCACAATGCACAAGACGAAGAAGTACACAGTATAGACTATGAATATTTCAGAGGCATAGTTCAAGAGACAACCAAAGATGATATATGGACCAGTTCATTTGACCATATTACTACTGAGTACTATGAAGATTTAGATTTGTCAACCAGTAACTGGCAAAAAAACAATATACAAGTTGACTATGATAGACAAATATGTTCTAATATAGTTAATACATTCTTAGACAAACAAGGCCAAGCAATGAATATAAGTGAATCATTTGAAAAAGAATTACTAAACACCGACTGGAGCTCATACTATGATATAGTATCCGATACTGGATATCTCAAATCAATCACAACCAGTATGGACTATTGGCAAGTGCATATGAAAGCACTTGATAAAATAGGTATTAATGTTATGAGTAAAGATATTCAATGGCTTGATATTGGTGTGTGGTTCGGTGTAATGCCTTATATTATGCAAAAGTTAGGATTTACTAATATAGATACTACGGATTGTTACAATCACAGAACTTCACTTGACGGTGAGTTTCAGCAACTGTGGAAACTGTTTAATTTAAATCCACAAGAACTAGAAGTGTTGCCTCAACAAGATTTTAAACTAAACAAAAAATATGATTTAATTACAATATTTAAAAGTAATTTATATTGGAAAACACAAGACGTAATACATTATGATGGCAAAACATTAAACAGAGAATGGCAAACACAGGGCAAAGACGACAAGCATCATACTTACTTTACTGTTTACGATCAACGCGATTGGGATATACTGTTTAAAAATTTAAGAAAACATCTCAACCCTGGCGGAGTTGCTATTATAAATCCTGAACCTTGGGTATATGATAGTTTTGAAAATCTCGGCGAAACAAAGCAATGGTTAGAAAGGACTGGAGTTTATAAAGAAGATTATAAACTAAATGAACTTTCAAAATATCTGGTGGTTTTCCCGTGACTTATTATATTGCAGGCAATAGAGGACTGGTAGGAAAGTATTATACTGAGTATAAACAAGCTCATGGTGGTAATACTAGTACAACAGACTATACACATTACCTAAGCACATATACAGATATACTACAAAAGAATCCTACACATGTTGTTATCAATGCCGCAACTGTGGGAGGATTACAAGAAGATTTAGATCGTGGCAGTGAATTAATGTTGCGTAATTTGAAAATACAAAACAATATATTCGAAGTGTGTATGGAAGCAGGTGTACAAAATCTATTACTGCAAGGCAGTACATGTAGCTATCCACAATACGGTGAACAACCTTTTGACGAAAAACAACTTATGGTTGGTCAACCTTACGAAGGTTACTTGACCACAGCGTTACCCAAGTTGGTAGGCATGTATCAGTGCAGAGCTATAAACAGAGAACGCAACTATCGTTGGCGTACAGCTATCAATACAAACATGTTTGGTCCTGGTGACCGTGTAGGTGAACATGCACATGTAATTGGTGCATTGATGCAAAAGTTTGTAGACGCAGTGCGTAATGATCACACTGAAGTAGAAATATGGGGTAGCGGTAATCAAAGCAGAGACATACTATACATCAAAGATGCAGTTCGTGCAATGGATTTAACATTAAACAACGATATGTTTGACACAGTTAACATTGCAAGCGGTGTAGAGATTACAATTAAACAACTTGCTGAAACATTAAAAACAATAAGCGGTTTTAAAGGTAGGTTATGGTATAACACAGACAGACCAGAAGGTATCAAAAACAGAGCTATCTGTAACAAGCGTTTGCAGTCGCTGGGTTGGCAACCTGAATACACAGTTGAAGATGCACTTGAAGAAACATACGAATGGTACTGTAAACAATGATAAACTTTAAATATACAATCGCTCCTAGTCACTACCCAAATTTTCATGTCACAGTTAGTGATAATATATCAGATGTTAAAGAAACAAATCATGACTTTGACCACTACTGTTTATTATTCGTAGGAAAGTTAAATTATTTTGGAACAGAAAAATGGGAACAATATGCACTAACACAATACAACCGTTTTTTTCAGCAATGCAAAAGTAAAAATATAAAAGTTACCTGTAAATTTATTGTTTATGAAACTGACGAATTATTAAGCGGTCATATCTGTAACAGACTATCTGGATTTGGCGACATCTATTATAAATTATTTAACACTATAAAAAACTCAGATGATGTAACACAAATTTTTTATCCTAATCAATACAATACTAACAAAACATTTGATACCGATGACATCGAAAAGTATAATGATGTTGTTTCTTACCTACATGAACAGACAGAAGATGTTTATCACTTTAAAATACAACAAGACGATTTTGAGAAATACTGTAAGAGTGTGTTTAGCGAGGCAGACAACATAGATTTTTACTATGCTGATAATAAAGAAGTGCTTGCCCGAATACAAACAACGTTAAACAATCCAGACATAAAAAGTGTTTATGGATTTGGTCAACACTTTCAAGTTGGATCTGCTTATAAAAAATATCCAGACATGTTCGATGATATTGATAATAATACAATAGTAATGAAAGTTAGATATGACGGCGTTTATTTTAATGCTAATAAACATTTTTCATCAATAAATCCAACTCAACTCGATCCTGAGCTGTTTAAGAATGTTTTTTATAGTGTGGGAGATGATACTACATTTAAAAATTTTTTCCAAGTGGGACGGTCATTAAAGCCAGATGTTTTTGACATCTATCAATTACCCACAGTAATGTATACAAGACAACGAGCAGATAAAAAACTACACATACATCATTTCCCACACGATATGTCTTTAATTTTTAACAAAGAAGGCATGATACATTATGCAAAGCATTATACAGACTTTATATTAGAGCAAGCTACACAAACACACGATATTAACTTTAAGGACTTTATCAACAATAGTAACTATTATTTGGGATTGAATATACATGCATCTCTTGGCAAGTTTTTTAATTTTATTGAATTTAATCAATTGGAGTATACTCCTAAAGACATAGAAGACAACCCTATTAATGCTTTTGGGGGAATGTTACGTGAACTAATAATACCTGCTCACTACGATCCAAATTGTGAAGAAACTGTCAGTGACACTGATGATAATTATAAAGTAAATTGGTATAGCGGGTATGAGTATCTGAGATATCTAATAGAAGAAAAGTTCGGAAAAATTTAATGTTAGAACCTGGTGAATTTGTAAAAGATGTTGATAGATATTGTATCTTGTTAGTTGGAAAACCTAGTTTTGTAGGAACAACATATTGGTGTGAACAACATGTACAAGCTCTTAAGAAAAATATCGAAACGTTGGAAAAACCAGTAGATGTAATATCCATAATATGGAAAACAGATGCAACATGGAGTGGCAATGGTCGAACTATGATGTCAGGTTTTTTTCCTTTGCAAGATATGGATGAACGCAATGGTATGGATGAATTTTCTGAACAAATGTACGGTATTCAAGTTGATGCAGAAACTTTTACGGGTAAAATTAAAGTAAAATCCAGTTTAGAAAAATATCTGCGAGATCAATTTGATTTTGCTGACACATTTACAACTTATTATGTAGATTATTTTGATATAGTAAAGCGTTTACGAAAAGAATACAACGACGAGTCTCTTTATAATCCAGGATGGCAAATACAGTATTATCAATTGACTGAAGCATATCGACTTAACCCTGATATGTTTGATAGGTATACCAAAGATAGCTTTATTTTAAAAATAAGATATGATAATGTTTTCAGTGTTGGAGGCATTCGTTGTTTACTAGAACATTATGCTGGTAAATTAAATGAATATAAATTTAAACTACACCCAAGTGAATTAGATATAGCTTCACGTTGTCCTAATATTCTATTAGAAAAAGGTGAAGATAAGAGTGAAGACAAATGGGCTAATAGTGCTAACATGTCGATCATTGCAGGAAAACAATTTTGGATGTCTGATATGATGGTAGGATTCGATGGTGAAGGAATAAAGACTTTAGTTAAAGACTATGAGCAATGGACAAAACAAGAAAAAAATGGATATAATCGTAATTTTGTAAAAAATGAACGCGATGCAAACATGCAAAAACCAAATGACAAAATAAACTTTACCATTGGCGAATTTACAGCTCATAGGCACTTGACAGAATTTTTGTTTGATTATAATTACAACATACATTTTACTCATCATGCATCACAAAATATTGCAAGAACTTACGAGGCTCACAACAATGGTCTTTATGATTCCAGCAGACAACAATGGTACAACTACACCAAAGACCAAGTACAAAAGCTACATTATTATTATAGGGGGCAAAAAAGGATGACACCTAACAGTCATATGAATCCAGTTTATAGCATTGATGAATGCAACAGTGTTAAAGAATATATCAACAGTGGCGGTTGGATTATGGAACACACCAAGACCAGAGAAATGGAGCAAATGATTTGTGACTATACTGGTGCAAAACATGCACACATGGTACCCAGTGCCACTATGGGATTGTTACTAGCAAGCATGTTAGCTGATGTAAAAAAAGATGAACATTTTAATTGTCCTGCATACACACAAGCCGCTACAGCAAATGGTGCTATACTAATGGGAGGTATACCTAATTTTTGTGATGTTGAACCAGAAGCTTACACCATTGATTGGGAACATGTTACACAAAGAGTTGTATTTGTTACCAGTATAAATGGAAGAACACCTGATTCATATGGTGAAGATATTAAACGTCACCGTGATGCTGGACACTTTGTTATTGAAGATGCCGCACAAGCGTTAGGCAGTCGGCACAAAGATTGGCATGTAGGTACTTTTGGTGATGTAGGTGTTTTTAGTTTTGGTGCTCCTAAAATTATTACTACAGGACAAGGCGGTTGTATAATCACCAACAGTGAGGAGATAAGTGAACGCATACATGCTATAAAGAACTTTGGACGTACAGTAGGCGTAGGAGAAACCTACAACGTAATGGGAATGAATTTTAAATTTACTGATTTACAAGCAAGTTTTGGGATAGCACAAATGCGTAGATTACCCGAAGTAGTAAAACGTAAAAAGCAAATATACCAAAGGTATGTGAATAATCTAACAGGACATGTAGAATTTATTAATACTGATTTAACTACAGTAACTCCAACTTACCCTGAGATAATTGTAAGTCGCAGAGACGAACTAGCAGAACACTTGCGTAAACAACAGATAGGTTGTAGAGCAGTTTACGATAGTTTAAGCAATCAACCATATCACAGTCAGTGGGCAACGCCGACTCCTGTAACAGACAAAGTAGCTAAGACTGGATTACAACTGCCTGCACAAGCAGATTTGTCAAACTATGACATTGATGAAATATGTAATGTTATACTTGACTTTTATAAACTTTAATTAAATTTTGTATACCTTGGTCTAGTGTTTCTGTAGCAGTAAACCCCAAGTTCTTAATTTTTGTATAATCTACGAAATAATTTCTACCATCTTGGTCATGTTCTAATGTAGTATTGTTTTCATAAGTCCAAGCGGGTATATGCTTTCGTATTGTTTCGCATATTTCTAGTTTGGTGTGGTTAAGTGTTTCGTCACCCACATTCCAAATCTCATCACGCATTTGATCGTGTTTTTCTATAGCCCAAGCAAATGAGCGTACTAAATCGTTTATACTAATAAATGTTCTTTTGAAATGTCCTTCAAACAACACCATGTGTTCACCCATACAGGCTTTGCGTACAAAGTCGTTTATCAACAAGTCGTTGCGTAGTCTATTGCTAACACCAAATGCTGTCGCAGGTCTGAGTATTACAGCATTGCTATCCAGCATACGCTCACCTGCCAGTTTGTAGACACTATATGTGCTAATAGGATTGGTGTTTACCTGCTCGGTACATACACTATCTAGTGCTCCATACACACTGCCGGTACTTGCATACACAAAAGGTTTATCATCACTAGCTATAACAACTCTTTTAGTGCCTTCTACATTAATTCTATATGCTAGGTCTGGCTCTGCATTGCAAGCTGGAAAGCCAATTATGCCAGCTAGGTGTACCACAGCGTCAGCTTGTTTGAGTATAGGTTCAACTTCAGGTGTGCAAATGTCTACACAATGTAAATGAAAGTTATCGTTGTCCACTATGTTTAGTATGGGTTCGATACCCCATTTGAGCCAATCTATACAATCAACAGTATGACCTTGACGTAAAAAATATTCACTGAGTCTACAGCCTATATAGCCTGCTCCGCCTGTTATTGCTATTCGCATCTTGTTAATGGTTCCTTGCATTTGTCCCAGCGTTTAGTTAGCAGTGCTATCATTTTACAGTCGGCTGTGGGATAGAAAGTGTGTGGAACATTCATAGGCAAATACAAACAATCTCCTGCACTAACTGGAGTTACTAGCTCTTCACCATCTGTAATTTCTGTGTAAACACCTTCGCCTTCTACAAACATAATATATTCATCAAATTCTTTGTGATAATGATGTCCTCTTACACTGCCTTTTAGAGTAACTATATAGTTCCATTCTTTAATACTATCCTCTTCTGGCAAATAGGTTTGTATAATACCTCTGCCGTCTTTGAAAGTAACAGGATTTATCTGAGGATCTAACTTGATAATTCTTCGCATAAATATATTTATCATTAAATGAGTATTTAATTATGAATAACAAAAGAAAATTTGCAGTAGTACTAACTGGTGCTCCTAGAGCTGTGAGCCTGGATCTATGGCGCAAATGGGTGCCGGAAAACTTTGGTACTACACAAGGTGCCGAAATTCACGTATTCATTTGTGCTAGTAATTATGATAGTGCTGACAGATACCTAGTAGGAGAAGATCCGAATCTAGCAGGATTGGATAAAGAACCTTACATAGACTATAATGACCTGGAGAAAAGACGAAAAGCAAATAATTTACTCAACACGTTATTGATTGAAAGAGATAGCGATGGCAATGTTGTAAAAGGAAAGATACCTCTTAATAAATCCAAATGGGAAAAGTATCATCGTGAATGTTGGGCATGGGCTGATAGCCTAACTTTTGTTTATTGGGATAGTTATCAAATAAGCAAAGAAATGGCTGAACATTTTTCTGCACCTATTCAAGATACTGCAACATGGCAAAATCAACATTTGCTATTTGTTAGTGCCTATCATCAAAATAAAGAATTTTTTGATAGTTTAACAGCTGATGATATGGTATATAGACAACGATATGATATAGGACTACAACCTCGATTTGATTTATGGTTATTTGCTGAAAAATTGTTTGACAAAGAATATGCAGACCTAGGATTTCAACTCAGTCCTAGAGTATTATTACCTCAACTAAATGTTATTAGAGGTAAGCTGTGTGCAGATGATGTTTGGACTGCCTGGGATGGACCTGGTGCTATACTATTTGCTCACCAGTATGTGAATTATCTAAAACAAAAACAGGAACATTGGGATAAAGCTCCAGTAGAAGAAAAAGATTTAGGTGCAAATGGAGTTGATTGGCATATACCAGAACAAAGTATTCCTGGGTTTAGTTTGCAGTACAACTACACTATGTATCATGCAGGGGGTCGGCAAGAATTAGGGACAGAATATTTCAGCAGAGGAGATGGAATAGATTTTCCAGAAGCAATAACTGACCAATACAGATACCATTGGTATGATTGGACAGAAGAAATGGTACAGGAGATTAGACAGCAATGCAGTTAAGTTTAAGTTATATATGTGATAGACCATACAACATCTATCAAAGCTACGAAAAGCTAAAGCCTCATTACGATATGAGTGTACACATGGACTTTATGGATGGACACTTTGTTCCACGTTTGGGTGTGCATCCAGAAGCAGTAGACGAACTGAGTTATCCTAGTTATATTGATATACATGCAATGATAACTTGCAACAACCCAGCATGGGAAGCAATACTACAAACACGAGCAAACGTTATATTTGCACACTACGAAAGTTTTCACAGTGAACAACAATGTGTTGACTTTTTAACAAGAGATAGTAGACTAAAACTAGCATTCAAACCTTATCATACTATACAACAAATAGATACTATCTGCGATAGATTAGATGTGGATGAATTTTTATTAATGGCATATGCTCCAGGTATTAAAGTACAAGACGCATACTACAACTTGGATACACTTGCAGACACACAACGTCATGTTACAGTAGATGGTGGTGTTACAATAGATACTGTTAGAAAATTTAAGGACGATAGAAAAGTAACACTGGTGGTAGGCAGTAAAGTATTGTTCAATGAAAACTATGAGGAAAATTTAAATTGCCTAATCTCTTAATACCTTGCAGTGGTCCAGGTACTCGCAGTATTGGTTATACCAAGTTTCACAAAGCATTAATACGCATAGGCGACAATGCAGTGATAGATCATATCATTGATAGCTTTGAAGATATAGAAAAGATATACATTACACTAGGTTATGAAGCCGAGTATATACGTGAGTATATACAACACACGGGTCGCAAAAATGTAGAATTTGTCGAAATAGATAATTGGAATAGCAGTCAGATAGCCAGCTTTAAACAAATACCCCGTCATGTATTTGATGAACCTGTGTACTACAATGCTTGTGACAACTGGAGCAATCATGTTCCTACAGCTAAACACAATACCTATTATACTTGTAAACCTGAAAATGATGAATACTATGACACTAGTGAATGGGGTGTTTACAGTGGTATTAGTTTTATAAAAGATTCATTGGAGTATTATGATATATTACAAGCAACAGACATAAGCAGAAATGATTTATTGTTACTACAAAAACTTGACAACTTACAAAGTGAACCTTTGGACAACTGGAACGATGTGGGTAATATTGAAAGTTATCACAGTGTTAGACAAGACGCTAGTTTTAGTGTTCTAGATAAAACACATCAGGAGATATACAGTGTAAATGGAAGAATAATTAAACTGTTTACCGACAAGCCTGCTATACAACCTAATGCAAACTATCCGCACCCTCATCCTATCCAACACAGTACACACGGATTAAGCTATAGTCGTGTAGAGGGCAAAGTTAATCCAGTCAACGGTGACTTCGACAAACTGTTTAACAACCTACAAGACACTTGGCGTTTTAGTATGTATAACAATATACCTTGTGTAGATAGAACGCTGTGGCAAGACAAAACATGGCAACGTTTTGATCAAATAGTACAACAGTTTCCACAGTTTAGTGGAACAATAAAACTAAACGGCGAAACAATAGACTGTACAAGAACGGTAGAGAACATTGATTGGGATCTAGTAAGCACAGGAATAACTGGTGCATGTCATGGCGATTTAGTAGTAGATAATATTATAGTCAGTGAAGACGCAATACACTATATAGATCATCGCCCGGGTGTTGTCACCGATATATTTTATGATATTTGTAAATTTTATCATAGTTTGCATTTGCACAATCGTAACTTGGAAAAATATCACTTGACACAAACAGACGATGGTTATATAATTAAACTATCGCCGAGCGATGAGGATGAACTTCGACTTAATCAGTTTCACCTTAGTCCTGTATATTGCTTAAACAAACGCAAGATAGAACTAGGAGTTGGATGTATTTGGCTTAGTATGAGTCCTCTAAATGTTGATAAAGAATTAAACAAATTTTTGTTCTTGTTGGCTATACAACAATTGAAGAAATATGACACAACGTACAAAGAGTGACTTTGAACAAACATGGACTAGTTATGTAAATGACTTAGACGATACTGACAATGAAGTTACAATCATTAGCGAAATTAAACGTGCAAAACGCATAGTGTTTATCGCTAAAGGTAGAGTTGGACTTGCAACTAAAATGTTTATGCAACGTCTTAGTCAGTTGGGATATACTGTAAGTCATAGCGAAGATATACTAATAACTCCTATAGATGAAAATGATCTAGCAGTATTTGTAACAGCAAGTGGATCAACACTTAGCAGTTTGGCGTACACAATGGTTGCAACAAATGCAGGGTGTCGTACACTAGCAATTACATTTAATCCAAAAGGTACAATATGTACACAGTGTGATAACATAGTAAGTTATCCACAGCCGCAAACACCAGGACTAATGAAAAGCTATTACGAGATAGGATTCATTTATATATTTGAAAAGATTATTAGTTTGCTTCCACAGGATCAATTTGTTCATACAAACTTTGAGTAAACCAATGTTCACTGTTAAAACTTTTATCACAAATGTACATGTCAAAGTTTGGCTTTGCATTCATAACAAGTTCATGATACTTGCAACCCCATTCAGCAAGTTGTTCAGTGGTCATGTCAGTCCAGTCGATGCCTCTAGTAGCACCTCTGGCAGTCCAGTACACTATGGTATGACCTTGCTCGTAAAGTTTATTAATTTTTTCTATTCTATCTTTGAAAGGTTTTTGGCTACGATACTGTTGTTCAGTCTTTCCTTTGTGAGGAAGATCTTCACAGATGGTGCCGTCAATGTCAACATATATAAGCATAAATATATTTATTAACTATGTACTTAATGGAGTTAAAATGAAAATCCTAATATTTGGACTACCAGGCAGTGGCAAAAGTACACTAGCGAAACCTTTTGCTGAGTTAATAGATGCAGTGTGGTTAAATGCTGATCAAGTAAGAGAACAAGCTAACGATTGGGACTTTACACTGGAAGGTAGAATGCGTCAAGCAAAACGTATGCGAGACCTAGCAGATGGTGTTGTTGCCAATGGCGGTATAGCAGTAGCTGACTTTGTTTGTCCAACAGAACGTGCAAGACAAGAATTTGCACCTGACTACACAGTGTGGATGGATACTATTGAACAAGGACGCTATGCGGATACAAATGCTATTTTTGAGAAGCCTACACAAGTAGACTATCATGTAGCACAATGGTTTACAGACACAGCTGAGCAACTTAAACCAGTTGTAGAAAGATGGAGGCAACATAATGGCTTTTCATAATAACAAGCCCACTGCACAAATGTTAGGTAGATGGCAACCCTGGCATGAAGGTCATACAGAGCTGTTCAAACGTATTCGCAGTGAATATGATCAAATTTGGATTGCAGTAAGAAACGTACAAGGATGGGAAGACAATCCTTTTGACTACCACGATATTAGAACAAAGATTAATAACGCACTATTTGCTGAAGGTTTTAGGTATGCACATGATTATGAAATATCACTTGTGCCAAATATTGTAAACATTAGTTACGGCAGAGGCGTAGGTTATACGTTCACTGAACATGATTTGGGAGAGCGTGTACACAATATAAGTGCTACAAAAATTCGTGCTGAAATGAGACAGAGAGGTGAGATTTAATGTGGGTATTGGTATTTGTATATTTTTATGATGCAACTCCTTATGTTGAAAAGGTAAGTCAGCATAAAGATATAACCACTTGTTTTTATGCTAGAGAAAAACTTAGCGAAGAAGTAGGCAAAGGTTCAGGATATTTTAAGTCAGGTCAACAAGCTATGTGTATTAGGATGTACTAATGATTACTTGGGGATGGACAGGTATGAGCCACGATGCAAGCCTAGCAGTGTTTGTTGGTGATAAATTTAGATGGGCTAGGCGTACACAACAATATACGCATGTGGTCAACGACAAGACACTGTGTTTGCCATTACTCAATGATGCACTAAAATTTGGTAAGCCTAAGCAAGTATATTTTTATGAACACCCTTGGCTTAAAAAGACAAGACAGTTATGGGCAGGACAATACACACTGTTAGGCAAACAATCACCTACAAAATATATGCGTGGTTTTTGGAAAGATGCACCTAAAAGCACCACAGTTAGTCATCATTTGAGTCACGCCGCCGCAGGATATTATACCAGTGGCTTTGATGATGCTGCTATACTAGTAATGGATAGTATTGGAGAATGGAATACAATTACTATATGGGAAGGTAAAGATACTGAACTAACTCGTAAGTTTGTACAAAATTATCCACACAGTATAGGTATTTGGTATAGTGCAATGACACAACGAGTAGGACTACAGCCACAGACACAAGAGCATATGATATCTGAAATGGCACAAGTTGGAAACAGTGATAGATTTTATGAATTAATTAAAACAGAATTTATTAAAAAGATGCCAAGTATTGATGATCCTAGATTACTGTTTAAAAGAAATTGTCACAGAGGATGTAGAGATTGGAGACCTGAGTTAAATACAGTACAAGACCTAACAGATATCGCCGCAGCTACACAGCGTATATTTGCAGAGATAGTTGACTTACTAATTGTATGCAGTTTAAAATTGACCACTAGTAAAAATATTGTACTTATGGGTGGCTGTTCTATGAACAGTGTTTGTAGAGAATCAGCCAATAAATATTTTGATAAAACTTGGATTATGCCAAGTCCCGGTGATGCTAGTAGTGCATTAGGTTGTGTATTAGCACATACCAAATCAAAAATACGAGTTAAGAAAACAATATGGAGTGAGTAGATGCTTAATAAAATTAAGAACTTTTTAATGTATCCGTATACGAGATATAAACAACGACAAATGATAAAGAAGCGTTTAGAGGAATTACGCAAAAAAGATCCTTTTATATATGAATAGGAAGCCACATGTTAGATGTAATACAGATTAGCTACCACGAGCCTTATGCAGACGATAACTTTGAATTACTGCAACTTTTTGCACCACTAGCAAAACAAATTAAAGGTGTTAGAGGTATATTTGCGGCACACCAGGAGGCAGCTAATCTAGCTGAAACTAAAAACTTTTATGTAATTGATGCTGATGCTATCATTGATGAACAGTTTAACTTTGGCTTCACTCCGAATCAACGCAAAGATGCATACCCTGGTGTGCCTGAAACTGATTGTGTTTATGTGTGGCGCAGTCGTAATCCTGTCAATGATTTACTTTATGGATACGGCGGAGCAAAATTATTCCCCACACAAGCACTAAGAGACGCAACAACCTGGAGTGTTGATATGACCACAACACTGGGTTGTCCATTTGTACCCAAGTTTCAAGTTAGTAATATTACAGCATTTAATACAGATCCTTATAATGCATGGCGCAGTGCGTTTAGAGAATGTACAAAACTAGCCAGTGCTATTATCCCTAACAATGACAACACAGACAACGAATATAGATTAAAAGTATGGCAGACCAAAGGTGCTGATAGACAGAACGGTGAATATGCAATACTAGGAGCAAAGCAAGGCGCTGACTTTGGTACACAATACAAGGCGCAACCTGACGTACTAAGTCAGATAAATGATTTCGATTGGTTAAAGGAGACTTACGATGAAGCCGTATAATGAAGAAGATGTATCCAAAAACGAAGGATCAAGCGAAGAAGGTGTAGAATACTCTGCACTTACTCCCGACGGTAAACAAGTAAAAGCATACAAGCCTACTGAAAACTTTTTTTGGATGAATGGTTTAGAAGAGTATCTAAAGCATATTGATCATTATCATTTAGAAGAATATTTAGATATTAAAAAAGCAGTAATGCATGGCAATATATGGAAGATTCGAAGACGTTTAATACATGAAATACAGCGTGGATGGTTAGATGAGAAAGATGCACCAAATGCAAGCCCGTTGAGTGTAGAGTTTGTTAATATATTACTTGCTCACTACAGTGGCTGGGACTATGCAAGACACAGAAAGATATTACGCTATGTGGCACATTGTATTGATGATGATTTTATTAGAAAGATCAGCAGTTGGAGTATTAGATGGCAAGCTAAAGCAAATCTAAATGATCACTTTAGTAGAGGTCAAATGCGAAGCAAGATGTGGATGATAGATCAATTAAATGTGTGTTTAGAAACAGATTATTTAGGTATGGTATTTCATTATGGTGGTTGGTATGCTACAATAGCTAAACTATTGTTTGATAATTTTAGGGTAAAACAATATTTTAATTTTGAATTAGATCCGCAGTGTACACAAATAAGTGAAGATTTTAATTACGAACAGTATCAAAATGAATGGAACTATAAATGTATTACTTACGATTGCGGTAAGTTAATTTATGGTCCATCAGGAGACACAGAGTTTACTACTACTCGTATGGATGGCAAAGTCATTGAGTTTTGTCATACTCCTGACTTAATTATAAACACCAGTTGCGAGCATATGAACGAAGATTGGTTTCATAACTTGCCTGATGGACAGTTAATATGTTTACAAACAAATGATTATTTCAGCAACGAGCAACACTCAAATTGTTGTAAAGATCTTGCAGATACAGAAGCCAAATATCCAATGAGCGAATTGTTGTACAGTGGTGAACTTGATACTGAAGTATACAACAGGTTTATGCTGATTGGTAGAAAATGACCACTGAAAAAATGACACTTAGGCAGATGCAAACTGAAGCCGCTAGGGCACTAAGTACTATGCAAGCTACTAATAACAACATTAGCCAGTTTAATAAGCTAGCCCATCACAATAGTCAGTTATGGTATAAAGCAGTCATTGACTGGTATGTTGAACAATATGGTGACTTGCCCAGCCAAGTAGGCCCGGGTAAAGATGTAGAGTTGATACTAGATGTATGATTATGAAGATGTGCGTATGGTACATTTGGAAATTACGCAAAAGTGTCAAGCCGCTTGTCCTATGTGTGACAGAAATGAGAATGGCGGTGTTGACAATCGTCATATAGATAATAGTGAATTGAGTTTACAAGACTGTCAAGCAATCTTTACACCCGCATTTATTCAACAACTCACTGGAATGTTTATGTGTGGCAACTTGGGTGATCCTATAGTAGCTAAGGATACACTAGAAGTATTCAAATACTTCAGACAATACAACACAGATATGTGGTTAAGTATGAACACAAACGCTGGAGCAAAAGATGTTAAATGGTGGCAAGAACTGGCAAAGACAATTGGTCGACAAGGTGCCGTTATATTCAGTGTTGACGGTCTTAGCGACACTAATCATTTGTATAGGCAAAATGTTGTTTGGGCCAATGTAGAACGCAACATGCGAGCGTTCATTGATGCAGGCGGTAGAGCTCGTTGGGACTACATTATATTTGGACACAACGAACATCAGGTTGAAGAAGCCGAAGCACTTTCTAAGCAATGGGGTGTAGAACGTTTCCAAAAGAAAAAGTCAGCACGTTTCTTTAGTGCTAAAAGTGTTAGTAAAGACAGCCATCAAGCACAGAATCGTAAAGGTGTTGAAACACAACTGATAGAAAAACCTAAACAGTTAGGCAATCAAAACTTAGCATTGTTAAAGCAAAAAGAAATAGCCAAAACTTATGGCGGTATGAAGAATTATTATGATAAATGTTCAATCAAATGCAAAGTAGCAGAAGAAAAAAATATCTTTATTACAGCAGAAGGCTTGCTTATGCCTTGCTGTTGGGCCGCTGGACGTATGTACAAATGGTGGCATCAAGATCCTAAAGTAGAACAAATATGGGATTTTATCGACAGAGCCGGTGGCAAACAAGGAATTGATGTAATAAACAATGACTTACAACAAGTAATGCAAGGATCCTTGCTTAAAGATATCGAAAAAAGTTGGGACTTACCTAGCGTAGAGCAAGGAAAACTAGGAGTATGTGCTATGAAGTGCGGCACGGAGTTTGATCCGTTTGCAGAGCAATTCAATTAGCAGTTAAATATAGTTATGAAAACTGACAAAATTAGCCCAACATTTTGTGCGTTACCTTGGTTACATTTATCAAGCAGACCAGATGGCAAAATGCGAACATGCTGTACATCAAATGCCAGCAGTGTTCAAGACCCAGACAGTAGTAAAAAAGTAGGCGGCGGTGAAGTTGGCGTAGTTAAAAACGACGACGGTGTTCCGGCAAACTTCAATCACACCAGTTTAACTGATGCATGGAATTCGGATTACATGCGTAATGTTCGCAAAATGATGTTGCGTGGTGAAAAGCCAGCACCTTGTTTAAAGTGTTACAAAGAGGAAGAAGCTGGTCATCTAAGCAAACGCAACTGGGAGACAGAGTATTGGGGCAATAGATATGATCTATTTGACCTAGCAAATGAAACACAGGAAGATGGCACAATAGATCCTAAGATACGCTACATTGATTTGCGTATGGGTACAAAGTGTCAGTTGGCTTGTGTTATGTGTAGCCCACATGATTCGAGTGGCTGGGTCAAAGACTGGAAAGCTATGTACCCGCAAATAGATAATCCTAATCTTAAAGGTACTAGTGGTTGGGATAATAAAGGAAAGAATCACGGAGCAACATACAATTGGCACATGAACAATCCACGCTTTTGGAAAGAGCTAATGGAACAGGTTCCTCACATGTATCAATTATACTTTGCAGGTGGCGAAAGTTTAATTATTAAACAACACTACGATCTATTAGAAGAATGTATTAAACAAGGTTATGCTAAGAACATAGAACTACGCTACAACTCAAATGCAGTTGAATGGCGTGACGACTTATTTGATCTGTGGGCAGAGTTTAAACGTGTTCGATTTCACTACAGCATAGATGCACATGGTGAACACAACGATTATATACGCTATCCAAGTGTATGGGAACACCAAGAGAAAGTGTTTTGGCTATTGGACGAAACTGCTCCACAAGTAGAAGTTACTACAGCTACTACCATTATGGCACTCAATGTAGCGTATATACCAGAGTTTGTCAAGTGGAAAGTAAATCAAAACTTTAAAAAGATCAATAAATGGCCTTTGGGTGCCGGCGGTATTAACATGCACTATGCATATTGGCCACCACAACTTAATTTAAAAGTATTGCCCCAACATATTAAACAGCAGATAACAGACAAGTACGAACAAGAGTTTTATCCTTGGATAGAAGACAACTGGGATCGTTTTACAGGAGTTGCCGAATCAGGTATAAGCAAACAAGATTTCTTAGATGCACCTTATGGCATCAAACGTTTTAAAGGTGTTATTAACTTTATGAATCAAGAAGACTGGAGTGCTAGACTTCCTGAAACTAAACAATGGTTAAACTTAGTTAATAAACAACGCAACTGGGGAAATAAGTTTCATGACGTATTTCCTATACTTAGTGAGCTACTATGAAAACGTTAGATACTAACGAAAAGTGGTCAGAGGAAAAAGATCCACGTAGTTATAGACAAGGTGACGCTATACCAGAAGGTGATCCTGTGTGTATTGTTCCATGGACTACTATTTGTCTTAGTGCAAATGGCAACATAAAACCTTGTTGTGCTTATGATGCAGACAATGATAACAAACATTTTAATTTCTATTATGGTGACACATTAGAAGATGCACATCAAGGATTTGAATGGCTGAGAAAAGCATTTGCTAACCAAGAAAAACCAATACAGTGTAATCAGTGTTGGAAGAATGAAAGCACACTTAACAATAGTAGACGCAGTTGGGTATATGATAAAGTTAAAAATAAACCCAAAAGCTATCCAGTCGAATCACCTTTAAAATTAAAACACATGGATTTAAATTTTGGTAATACTTGTAATTTAAAATGCAGGCACTGTGGCAGTTGGGGAAGTACAAATTGGTTTAAAGAAGATATAAAATTAAATGATATTAATAAAAAATTTAAAAGAGCAGTGAACCACGCCAAAGTTAGAGATGTTGATCCCAATTATTGGATTGAAAGGCAACACTATTTTGAAGATATGGAACGCATTGACTTCAAAGGCGGTGAACCTTTTATGCAACAAGGACATTATGATGTACTAAGAATGCTAATAGATAATGGCAGTGCAAAGAATGTAGAATTGGGATATGTAACCAATGGCACGAAAAATCCTGAGGAACTAGAAGAACTATGGCCCTACTTTAAACGTATTAATTTAAACATAAGTGTAGAAACTTCAAAGCCAGGATTATATGAATATTTTAGAGGCGGTAAGATACAAAACATTGATCAACTAGAACAGAGTATATATTGGTTTGATCAATTTGATAATGTTAATGCACACTTTAGTATTGCTATTAGCACATACACTATTTTCGACCTACAAGAATTAGGTGAGTGGATTGAACAGATAACATCAAGTACCAGATCATTTAAAACATTACTTGCTAATAGAACCAGCGATCACAAAAATCGTTATGAGAAGCCCAATAACTTTAATAGTGTTGTTAGTGATCCTGCTTATTTAGATCCTAATAATATGCCTCCGCATATGAAACAAAAAGTATTAAATCGATGGAATAAAAACTATCACAACATGGAGCATCTCAGAGAAGCAATGCTAAGAACTGAATACGATCCTGAGCAATGGGAACTATTCAAACAATATACTCGAGAACTGGATCGTATCAGAGGTGAAAGTGTATTGGATCATATACCTGAACTGGTAGGTGAACTATGAAACTGATCAGGGTAGAACACAGTGCTAAAAAATATAAACAATGGGTACGCATTGAATGGAATATGGGTAGACGCTGTAACTTTGATTGCAGTTATTGTGGCAGAGATTTGCATGACAACACCAGCAAGCACTTTCCTTATGAAAAGTTTGAATATACCATAAGAACACTGAGAGAATTTTATGCTGACAAACAAATACGCATGAGTTTAACAGGCGGAGAACCATTTGTACACCCACGAATATTAGACATATTAAAACTATTCCCCAAGTACGGAGTAGAAGAAGTTAGTACAATTACCAATGGAAGTTTACCTTTAAAGAAATATCAACAAGCATTAGAATATATCGATAATTTAATATTCAGTTGGCACTTTGAATTCTTGCGTGTTGACCATATGAAATCAGTATTAACTGAATTACCCAACAACAAAGTAAAAGTTCATTTGATGTATTTGCCAGGCAGACTAGAAGAGATACACAACGTAGTTGAATGGCTCAAAGACAACGGTATTAAATTTAATATAAGACGTATTAGACCAATGACCAATCAAGCTGGCGAGTTTAATCCTCCCGGTGCTAGTGGTATGGAGTTTGAAGGAATACAGTTTGGAGGAGCAGAAGGATACTACAGTCAAGCAGAACTAGACTATATGGACAGCTTTAACAAAGCCGGTACAGCAGACTTAAACTGTGAATTGTTTACACAAGAAGAACAATGGTTAGACAATGTGAATACACTAACCAAAAACAAATGGAATACATTTAAAAAATGGAAGTGTATGGCTGGCATTGAAACACTGATGATAGACAATGACGGTAGTGTGTACAGAGCAACTTGTAAACAAGGCGGAGTGTTGGGCAATATTGAAACTGGATTCACACTTGAAAATGATCCTGTTATATGTGCAAAGCAGTGGTGCAACTGTGCCGCAGACCTTAATACAACTAAATGGTTGGAGACTGCATGACCGACACATTTTGCGTATTACCATTTACACATCTAAGTACTAGACCAGACGGAGCAATAACACCTTGTTGTCGTAGCAGAGATACGTTGGGCAACATCAAAGACATGACCTTTGAAGAGGCATGGAACAGTGAACGTCAACAACAATTAAGAAAAGATTTACTGTCTGGTGTGCGTAACAAACACTGTTTTCAGTGTTGGGATATGGAAGATCAAGGCTCAGTTAGTATGCGACAAAGCATGAACAAGACCAGAGAATATATGATTCCAGACTCTTGTACAGCGGAGATGCCGTTTGTTGTTCCAGTATTAGAATTAAAAATGAGTAACTTGTGTAACTTTAGATGCAGAACATGCAAGCCTGATCTAAGCACAACATGGCTCAAAGACTGGAATGCAGTTAAACATGAATATGAAAGTTTAGATTTGCAAAATGATACAAAACGTCAAACAAATTTTGATAATGATCAATTTGTAGAGGACATAGTAAAGCTAGCACCCACTATTGAAATAGTGGAATTTGCAGGAGGCGAGCCACTTATGGATCCCTTGCACTATAAAGTACTACATGCTCTTGAACCTTTTGCAAGTAATATTACAGTTAAGTATAGCACAAATCTCAGCAAAGTCAAGTTTGGAAAGTTTGATACTATAGCCAGCTGGGCAAAGTTTAGAAAAGTAGATCTAAGTTTAAGCATAGACGGACACCCTGAATTAAACAATTATATAAGAACTGAATCAGATACAGATGTACTAGCAGAAAATTTAAAACTAGTTAGAGCCGAACTAGGTGACAAATATGATGGCAGAGCGGCACTGTGTTACAGTGCTTGGAATGTATTTGGATTACCAGAAAGCTATGAATACTTCGAACGTGTATTGGACACACCAGTGCATGGCAACATAGCATGGGATCCTATATTCATTAATCCGCAAGTATTACCCCAAGAGCTAAAGCAAAAGGCTACACTAAAATATAAAAAATATTTAAATACTATAGAGCCCAAAGGTGAACGCAATAAACGTATACATAGATTTATAAATCAAAATTTGAACTTTTTAAATGCAAAAGACGAAAGCCAACACTTTGAACAGTTTATACGTTTTACAAAAACACTTGACCGTACAAGAAGTACTAATATGATCGAAGTAATACCGGAGTTTGCTGATTATGTCTGACGCACAAACTATAGCAGATCAGTACCGTGTTAGATCAGACGAATGGATATGTATACATCCATGGAGTCATCTTGCTATTACACCCAAAGGAGGAGTTAGACTGTGTTGTCATACAAAAAACGCACCAGACGTTGGAAATTTAAATGAAAATACTGTTGAAGAAATTTTTAACAGTGAATCAATGCGGCGTGTTAGAAGACAGATGTTGAACAATCAAGTTCCTAAGGAATGCGGTAAATGTGCTATAATAGAGGATATGAATGCTAGGTCACCTAGAGTAAGAGAACACACAAGATTGTACAGTGAACAAATAAGACAAGATTACATCTATAAAACCAAACCAGATGGCACAGCAGAATACAATTTAAAGTATTGGGACCTTAGGTTCAGTAATGTATGTAATATGGCTTGTGTGATGTGTAACAGTGATTGGAGTAGTATGTGGATCAAACATTCCAAAGACTATATCAAAAAGTTTGATGAAAAAACAATTCAACGTGATCCTAATTTAGGGTATTTTAAACGCCAACACGATACCTTAGGAAAAACAAAAATAGTTGACGAGCCCAGCTTTCAATGGATAGACGAATATATTGATCAAGTTGAAAACATATACTTTGCAGGTGGGGAACCAATGATAATGCCCAGTCACTGGTATATATTAGAAAAACTACACAGTGCAAAGCGTTTTGATGTTAAAGTAAAATACAATAGTAACATGCTCAAACTGTCCCATCAAGGCAAACATGCACTAGACTATTGGTGTGATTGGAATTATGGTAAGCTAGCAGTCGAAAGCAGTATAGATGAAACAGGCGAACGTGCAGAATGGATACGCTATGGCACTGAATGGCAAACTGTACAACAAAATATCATAACTGTCAGAGATGCAGGTGTTAAGATACAACCTATCGTAAGTGTCGCAGTTTATAATATCGTCAGACTGCCTGCACTATTAGAAGAATTATATGATTTATTTAAACACAAAATATGTATAAATTTAGTTTATAATCCTGAATGGCGTCTAGAACTCATTGATAGATCACATAGACTTGCACTAATTGATCCATTAAAAAAGTTAGAACATCTAATAGCTGATAGAAATCAAATGGATATAGTTTATCACAAGCTAAAAGAACCTCAACTTGAAGTAACAGACGGCGGTATGAAAATGCTATTACTAAGATGTGCATTGTTGGATACACACAGAAACAAAAATAGTATGCAGTTGTTTCCTGAACTAGAACAAATAAATCAACGCATGGGCGGACTATATGAGCAGAAGAGGCAACAATATGAGTGATACTTTTTGCATATTGCCTTGGATGCATTTGGCTACAAACGCAAGCGGTAACTTGCGAGTGTGTTGTAATAGTACGCCTGGTGAAAACTTTGTGCTAAAGCCAGATGGCACACCATACAAACTGTACAAAGATGATATGCAACAAGCATGGAACAGCGAAACATATCGTACCATTCGTAAACAGTTATTAAACAATGAACGCCCTGGCATGTGTACACGTTGCTTCAGAGAAGAGGATGCGGGTATTCGCAGTGCCAGACAAGCATGGAATCACAAGTGGAAACAAGATGCGAACTATAACGAATCCGCCCCTTTTGATATAAAATACGTTGATTTACGTCTCAGCAACTTGTGCAACTTAAAATGTAGAATGTGCAATCCCTATGCATCAAACATGTGGGTAAAGGAATGGGCCAGTGTAGAACATGCACTAGAACCCAGCGAGTATGAACGTTTGAGTCGCATGAATTGGCCCGAACGTGAAAAGACTTGGGAGAACTTGTTTGCTATTGCACACACTGTAGAAGAGATATACTTAACAGGTGGTGAGCCTACTGTTATTAAAGAACAAAAAAGATTATTAGATTATTTTATTGACAACGGCACAGCCAAAGATATAAGATTAAAATACAACACCAACTTGGTTAAAGTGCCTGCTTGGTTGTTGGAAAAGTGGAGACACTTCAAACGTGTACAACTTAATTGTAGTATTGATGCTGTGGGTGAACTAGATCATTACATACGCTATCCAAGCAAATGGACCACAGTGCAAAAAAACTTTGAATATATTCGCACATTAGACAATGCTGATATTGAAATACACTGTACAGTGCAAATGTATAACATATTGCGAATGAATGAATTTATCAACTGGGCCAAACCATACGGGCATAAAATATATTTTAATATATTAAATCATCCTGAATATTTGAATATTAGAGTATTACCCGAGCAACTTAAACAACAAGCACATGAACAATTAAAACCATATGTGGACTTGCCCAAAGTACAAGGTATAATTGACTATATGTGGCATGAGGATTGGAGTGAAAAACTACCAGCTTTTTACAAATATACGCACACACTAGATGACAGCAGAAGCGAGAACTTGTATACAGTTGTTCCGGAGTTCAAACATTATGAACAATAAGTTTTTCTGTCCTCTTCCATGGAACCATTTGATGTTCAGAAGTAATGGTAACGTGCAAGCATGTTGTGAAGGATACAAAGATCCTTTTAAAATGAGTGGTACAATAGCTGAAACAGCAAACAATTCGATTATGAAAAAATTGAGATTGGAATTGCTTGATCCCGACACTGTGCCTAGTTTGTGTTGGAAGTGTGAGAACAGAGAAAAGTTTCAAGACAGAAGTGTGAGAAAGTATAGTTTAGAATCATACTGGTGGTGGGACGAACAAACTGCTAGACAAGCTACCAATGAAGACGGAAGTATGGATGACTTTCATTTAGAGTATTTGGATATACGCTGGAGTAACTTGTGCAATTATAGATGTAGATTCTGTGGGTTGAGTAGCAGTAATCTTTGGCTCAAAGAAGAATCGCAAAGACCTGGCAAAATTGTTGGACCTGAATATAATCCTAAGACTGGCGTAGCAGAATTTGACATGGATTGGGAAGATTTTAAAACACATTTGCCTTATGTAAAGAAAATTAAAATGGCAGGCGGCGAGCCAACTATTATGCCTGGCACATATCAAATGTTAGAAGAACTTGTTAATATCGGCAATACAGAACTTAGTTTGTCATTGATAACAAATGGCGCTGTAGTAAAATATGGCAAATACGATCTATTAGAACTATTAAGTCATTTTAATAAAAACACTAAGGCAAAAGGTGTAATACAAATAAGTGCTGAAGGTATGGGACAACGACATGCATGGGCTAGAAGTGCAAAAGATGATTGGCACATAGTTGATGCTAATATTAAAAAGTACAAAGAGTTTGTTAATAGTCAAGGTCCTAACTGGAGTTTAATATTTCATACTGGTATTAGTTGGATGAACATGTATCATCTTGCAGACATGGTAGAACAGTATAGTGAAATAGATTTTAATTTTAATATTGTTAGTGATCCTGCTACTATGAGTATACAGTGTTTTTACAAAAGCGAACTTGAACGTGCTAGTGAGTTTTATAGTAAACGTCTTGCTAAAGCAAAAGGAAATGTTCGTCGACCTTTAACTATTATTAAAAACGCAATAGACAGTGCAATAACAGTTACCAAAGATGATATTGATTTAGATAAATTTAAGAAAGATCAAAACTGGTTAGACGCTAGTAGAAGTCAAAGTTTTGTTGAGGCATATCCTGAATGGAGTCATTTGTATGAATAACGATACATATTGTCCAATGCCATTTGTAACACTAGCAGTCAATCCTAACAATTGGCTAACAAGATGTATGATGAGCAACTATAACATGGGTCCAATTGAAAATGATAGTTGGAGTAACGATAAGTTTACTGCTCTGCGTACTGATATGCTTGCGGGTAAATGGGACGAACAAGGATGTCACAGTTGTTGGTTCAAAGAAAAAAATGGTCAAAAAAGTAGACGCAATAGATGGATAGACAGTGAACTAAAGTATATGGGTGAAACCAATATATACAAAAACAATCTCAGTGTCAAGAGGAATACTATAAAACATCTATATATGAACTTTAATAATATATGTAATTTTAAATGTAGAATGTGTGGACCGCATTACAGCAATGCTTGGTTACCAGACTGGAAGAAAATGCAAGCATGGGAAATGGATCAATCATCAGACAAATCTTATACTAAAAGTTTGCATGACGCTGGTAATAAGCATCTACAAGTAAAACAGCAAATAGATGTAGATAAATTTTTAAACGAGTTTGGCCCTGAATTGGGTGAACTACATGGTATATGGGTAACTGGAGGTGAACCTTTTATGGATGACAGTGTGTTTGACTTTTTTAACAAACTAAAACAATACTGTGATCCTCAAAAACTCAAAGTATTAATTACAACAAATGCCAGCAAACTAGATGTACACAAACTTGAACAACTCAGTGGGTTTAAAAGGCTTTTACTGCATGTAAGTATAGACGCTACCGGAGATCTTTACAAATACATGCGAGGCTATAATTATACCTGGGAAGAAATAGATGCTAAAATAAAACTAATGCACTCCTGTCAGGAAAAATATAATTATAGACTCAGCATTAATGGAACATATCAAATACATAATATGTTAAATTTAGAAGAGTTCTACAACTGGGCTTTACAATTTGATACTATTGTTAACGGTAAACCTCAGCCAGCAATCGATTGGATTGAAATGCGAGTGTTAAGTGGTCCTAAATGGTTACAAGCAAGACATGCCACTGACGGAATTAAATTACAAGCACTAGCACAACTGAATAGATTAAGAGAAAGATTTCCAAACCATCAATACTTTGACGACATCGCCAAAGAAATCAATGCTCAAGCAGACCTTAAATATCAGAAGAAGTTTGTAACTTGGAATAAAAAACTAGATGAGATAAGAGGAGAGACATATGATTATAACTGGTAATCCAAAACAAGGAGTAGCACAAGCATTATATAAATTATACCCTACAGCAGAATATGTAAGTAGAGATACAGGACTAGACCTAACTAATACAGATCATATATTTGAATTTGCAAATATGTGTATTAAACATGATGTAATCATATTAAACAGTGCATTATGGCGCTTTCATCAAACTATCCTACTGGATATAGTATACAAGGCACTTAGAACAGC